GGGGATTTACCACCGTGCTTCCTGCACCTACCGTTACTCATCGTCTGTGTAGCCATACAACGTAGCTTGCTGCCAGGACGCTTCGAGTAACACACCGGCGTCCCTTTGTCGTTGTACCCGAAGATCCGCTTGCCCTCGGGAGTTACGGCTATTACCTTGTCTCTTAATCTTGATGGAGCCACCATGACTGAGACCTCCTTCTATACTGTAGGTCGGATTTGAACCAGCGACCTCCCCAATGGTGTTAGGGGCGCTCTACCAGACTGAGCTACTACAGTGAGCGCAGGGACTGAGCCAGAAAGGCCCTAAGAACTCAGTCCCTGCAAGCCGAGCGCAACCCGGAGACAGGTATGGCGAACCGTTGCAGATCGCGCTCGACATCGTACGGACTTACGAGCGACCCCAGGCCAACACGTTGAGCGTGAAGGACTGACCGTGCGCCCCGCCGTCGACAATCACATAACGTACGCGTACGTAGTCGCACAACATAGTCGGACGAACCGCACCGGACGCGGCGTCAGCCGTTGTAGCAGTCACCGAGGTACCCGCAGACGCTGATGGGGCTAATGTCGCCTGAAACGACTTCGCCCCGCCGTTGCCTAAAACGGTTGTGAAGTGTATCGCGTTAAACCAAGTCGTTCCGGCGTTGGGCGAAGTGTCAATATACACGTCCAACGTATCGCCAGCAGCAGCCGCAGCCGCTGTGACCGAACAAAAGACTTGGAGTTCCTTGTACTTGCCCAGGCCGGAGACGGCGGTGCCGTTCACTGTATGGGCTACGGCGTCGGTGGTCGACGCGAGCAGGGTTACGGCGCTGTTGGCATTCGTTGTGTACGTGTTGCCGGTCAGGTCGCCGCGTGTCGTGTGTAGTGCGCCGTTGTCGTCACGGACTGCTGTGGGTGTCGCTGCCGAAAGCGGCGGTCCCAACCAACAGAGCGCGAGAATGGCCGAGAGAGCGCCGATAGCGCCAATCTTTCGGATCATTGTTGCTCCTTAGTTCGTAGTGTTTGTGGGCTAGGTAGTACAGTTAAAGCGGCTGAGTAGTCAGCCTACGGTCGACGGGCTGACGCCGGTTCCGTTCCCGGCATCGGCACTCGGAGTGGCTGATACCGCTCCAATGCCGGAAGTGTTGTCGAGCGGTAGGCCGTCGACGGGGGCCGGGTCGGTCACTGCCGTTGGATCGGGTGCATCGGCCTGAGCGGTCACGTCACCGGCGCTGCCGCCGTCCTCGACGACCGGAGCGGGTTCGGGAGCGGCGTTCGGGTCGACGTAGGCCGGGATCGTGGCGAGAACAGCCTTTGCGTCGTCGATGTGGTAGACCTGGCGAAGATCGAGGTAGGCGTCACTGTTTGAGATCTGTGCAAGACGCCCATTGCAAGCGTCGATGCCGGGAATGGCATCGTAGAGTAGTCCGGTCAGAACCTTGCCGTCCGACGAGACCATGATTACCTTGTCGCCGTTCTGTGCGGGGCGACCGTTGCCGTAATGCATCTTCGTATCCTTTGTGGAGTAGTTGCAGTTTTGCGAGGGCTGCTAACCTCTCTGGAAGTAGTATCTACTGGTCTATTCGATCTGAGCCGTTAGGCGAGGATCATTTTATCGTATGATCGGATCGGAGCTTGCTGAACGGCCCGAAGAACACGTCCAAGTCGAAGTTCTGCTTTACCGACTGACCCTGCATCCTGCCAGTCCCTGTGTACTGCTGGAATGAGCAGTAGGCCGCTGCCGGGATGACCGCAGGGTCCGGGTTGGGTGCTGGATCGGAGGTTGCGTACCTCGCTATGCAGAGAGTGTACATGTGAGAGGGGAACGCTGTTGCGTACCGCTCGCGGTAGTCGCTGTCGTTGCAGTAGATGATCGGGTAGTAGCCACTGAGACGCTTCAGTTCCTGCGCTACGGTGAGCGCCATCTCCGCAGACGGATAGTGTTTGGTGCCATCCTGGTCGACGGTGGGTTCCACGTCCAGCATGTGAACCAGGCTGACGCCACGAACGATGTTAGGCTCCCAGACTTCCCAGAAGTTCTCGGCCTGAGCAACCGCAGGAGCGAATGGATCGAGCCAATGGTACGCAGAGGGGGCGAACCCGTTGTTCGGATTGTCCTTTTCACCGGGGAGCAGGTTCTTCGCAACCGTGTTGCCCCTCGTGATGTGATCGAGGAAGTGTGGATCGCGTCCGTTCGCAGCAGTTGATGCTTTCGCCCAAAAGAACTTACGTGGGGGATACCCAGTTTGTGGTTGGTTGGCGAGACCGAACTGAATTGCCCCGTTGTCGTCGTCACCGTGGTAAATGTCGAACCCGTACGCGACCTTCGTAGGGTCTGTGCCCCACAATTGTGATGCTTTTGCCATGTTTTTGCTCCATCTCGATAGATTTGGTAGGGTATCAGCCTCTGATAGTAGTGTTTTCGTGAATACGTTTGCAGAGTATGAGTGCCAGCGGCCAGCGCCCCCTTCATATGAAAAGGGGGATGGGGGTACCCTACCATGCTTGTATGGCTCACAGTCCCTGATAGCCGGTGTCGATGCACACTCCCCACCCTATAGGTGTCAGACGCTGTGAACCCTCACGTACAGCACGGTTAGGGACTGTGTACAGCGAGCTATCAGCGTGTGTGAGCCGGTGTTGCTCTGTGTGCGTGTGTGAGGGTGTCAGACGCTGATAGGGTGTGCTATGGGTACGTTCCGTACCACTAATAATGCCGTACCAGAGCACAATTCACCCTCTTGCACTTGCTTGCATACATCACATGGGTTGATACCTCGCAAGCTCACCACACCGTACCGACTGCCTAGCGTGCTATTGATGTGAGCACAGCATACGGCCACATATAGAACCCTGTCAATCGACCATAGATCTAATCACAGTATTGACAGCTATTGACACAACATACCCCATCGATAACGCCGTTTTAATGTCCCGCTCGCAAGCTCGCGAGACGAATAGACCAATTCGACCGTACCCGTTGCTCGCTAACAGCCATGTACCGCCGTCTGCTCTACTCTGTACAGCTAATTCGCCCCTAGAATGGCCGGTTAAACCGTGACGCTTTCGCGTCTAGAATGCCCGCACAGCGTTCAGCAGGGTAAATCACCCCATGTGCACGGCTACAACGGCACACACGGCCACACAGCAAGCTTTAACCGTGCTTTGCGTCAATCGACCTAACCGCCATATGCACACAGCACAGCACCGTGCTATAGTCCACACAACAAAACAGAGCACATCAATCAAGGTGTGCTCTGCTCTGTACTCAGTATTCGATTGTTCGCGGATCTAACCGCCGATTATTACGTATCCTTCTTTCGGTTCACGTCGACGGAACCCGTATAGTGGGGTAATTCCATCTTGACGGTAACATTCCCTGATATCTCAATGGTTTGCTCTGTCAATTCGTACGTGTACACACCTTCCGACCATTCGCCGTAACTAGTTGTCGTGACAAACTGATAGATACCTTTGTGCTCGCGAACGTCGACAACTTGATAACCGCCGGAACCGTTATTAGCGTAAACGGTGCGACCTTCGCTAATCGCTTGCTTGACTTCCTCAATCGTGTACCGCTTGATAACCGGCTCAATTGCACAGTCAGAGCTAGTACCTTGCTCACGGCCACGGTAATAGGCGCTGATTGCATCGTTCAGCGTGTTGTATGTGTCGTCTGCCGGTTGACCGTCGACGCCAATATACCACGGTTGGGTATTGCGCTCGCCAAACGTATCAAACGGTATGTGCTTGACTTCGTATACCATGCCGAGCAGATTGACGCGGTATAGACCTGCGCAAACCTTGCGTTTACCTATCGTGGCTAATCGACCGTCATTTAGTTGTACCTGTACGTTTTTCATAGTCTGACACCTTCCTTTAAGCATTCAAGCACTTGCGCGAACATACCATCTTGCTGTGATACAAACCGCCGTCTGTCAATAGCCGGGTATTGTACTCTGCTTCCGTCTCATTGGCGTTATCGTGCTTCCATGATGATACCCGCTCAATTGCTTGCTTGTATTCGCTCGCGTCGACTGTGACTAACGCCGTACCATTCGGTTTGATGTGCTTTCCACATTCGTCACAGCCATCACCAATTGGCCGAACAACTTTTAATACCTTGTCTCTCATAGTCTGAACCCTCCCAGAAAAGTCAATTGATTGATTAGTACAGTGATAGTATATCAGAGCTAACAGCGTCTGTCAACCCTATTATGGTTATTCTGCAAACTTTCTTTAATCCGTTCTCATCTTTCTGGGAATAGGTATAACCATAGGTCGCGAACCCGGCCAATTGAGCACAGCGAACATTCGATCTAATAGTGTCTGCGAACCGTAAAAATAGTAGAATACCCATTCTTGACCACAGAACGCACGCACAGCGATTGATACCCGGCTCACGACAATACACTCATAAAATTGTCTGCGTGCGCTGTGCGTGCATCCCCATCGGGAAAAACGGCCAATTAACACACCCTAATATGCACATCCGACACACAGCCGGATTATCGACAGTAGACAGAGCTTGACAGCACAGACAGCGTAGTGTCAACGGTGTTGACTAGAGCAGACACAAAAATACCCGCTCACCTTTGACAGCAAGCGGGTATCGATCGATATTAGGTTGACCGGCGATTAGCGCGGTACAATCTTGACAGTCAAGGCCGGTGCCGACCTTTGCGGTTTGAATGCGAACGTATACCCGGTTCCTCCCTTAACCTTGACGTTCTGCGTACCCTTCCCGCTTTCGGAACCCTCAACATACTTCCAACCGGAACCGAGCACGCTGTACCCTTCCGGTGCACTCACAGTGTCTGTGAGCCCCTTTGCAATCAGGTACTCATAGGTGAGCTTGTAACCTTTGGGTAACGTCTGCTCACCTTCCGCAAGGATTTCAGCAAGACGGTATTCCGACTGATAGCACCGTCGAACGCTCGCGAGGTACGTATCACGTGCAACCGGCGTGTGTCCGTGAGCACGGCCATACGTAACCGCGTAGTTACGGGATGCACGCGCGTTCGCCAATTGATCGATTGCAAGCTCAATCGCAGACACTGATAGCAACGGCCATGTATTCCAGCGCTCGCCGTACAGTTCCTCGCGTGACTTGCCGGGTTCCTTAACCTTCGCAACCTTTGCGACCTTCGCCGGTGCCGTGGCCTTGACGGTTCCAACCTTCGCCGTTTGCGTGCTCTTGCCGGTTGCCGTTGTCTGCGTCTGCGAACCCTTCGCCGGTGTTGTCGTGCTCGCCGTGGCCGTGATACCATTCGCACGGTTATACTGCATTTTGGCACGGCCATATGTGAACTTATGAGCAGTCAAGCGCTTTTTGTAAGCGTCTGCCGGTTCGTTCCGCTTTTTCGCGGGTTCCGGGTTCGTGAGTACCCATTGCTCATAGGTTGTGAACAGTTTGGGTGTCTTAACCTTCGCCGGTGCCGTGGCTGTGGCCGTCTTGCCGGTGCTCGCAGGTTTGGCCGGTGCGCTCGCCGTGGCCTTGACCGTGGCCTTAACGGGTTCCTTCGCCGTGGCCGGTGCAACACGAACGCGAGCAGTCACCTTGACCGGTGCGGAAGTCTGCGCAGGTTTGACCGGTGCCGTGGCCGGTTTGCTCGCCGGTTTGGTGCTCTGCTTGCTGTCGTGAAGTTCTGCAAGGTCGCGAGCAACGGTGAACCCTTTGACGCTATCAACCTTCTTGCCGGATAGTGTGATATCCCAATTCTTAGATGTGGGATTGAGAGTAAGCAGATACGAACCCGCTTTGCCCTTCGCCGTGTGCGTACCGTTTGCGTTCTTTAACCAGTTCATTGTCTATGTCCCTTCTGATTGTGTGGCCGGGTTGACCGGCCTAGTCGATATTCAAAAATGAGCGTGCGTATAGATCATAGCACACTGTGTATAATCCTGTCAAGCCTTGATTAGTTCGGCATTATCATACGCCACGAACCCGGAACGTTTGCCGTTGATAAACAACTCAACGCCGTACAGGTTACGCCATTCGCGCAGACTGTTGCACAGCACCGCATAGCTCGCAAACGGCACTTGACAATAGAACCGTACGCAGAGCAGTCTATGATAGTGCCATTCCACACGCAGAACACCGGAACCCTTCCAAGTGCTATTGTGATAGATCGATACCCGGCCTACCGTGCAACCGTCTTGCAACCGTGATACCCATTCACGCAAACCGCGCAAGTTCCGCGAACGCTTGACGGCAACACCGGTCAAACCGTCTATTAACCGTACCTCGCGAGCTTCGAACGCTTGCATGTTGACTGCTCGCCAACCTTCCGACTGTGCACCGCTCTCAATCCTGAAAGCATTTTTAAGGCCATACTTGACAGGGATTGAGTATTCCTGCTCGCGTGTTACCCATGTTTGGGTACGGCCATTCCTGCGAGCACGTACCGGTGTGCCGTCTGCGTTCGTGTTGCTCGCGTGCTCAAAGTCACCGGCGTTGACTGCTTCAAACTTACTTAACATCGTTCGTTACCTCCGATAGTTCGCGTGCTGTGCGCTCATCTGCAAGTCTGCGCAGACGGGATATCACACCGTCTGACTTGACACCATAGCCAACCTTGCGTTTAGTGCGCTTTACCCGGCATATGTCCATATCGCCACGGTTCACGCCGTGCCATTCGAACCCGTCAAGGTAAAACCATACGTCTGTGCGCTGAACCCTTGACCAAACACCGGGTACGAACATATTGGACTGCTTGTAATACTCAACCCAGAGCGTGAAATCACTAGTCCAATTGGTTACGCACTTCGTACGGTTCGTACCCTCCGATACACCGCCGTCTGTGCGCTCATAGCGGTACGGTTTGTCACCTACCGACAGGTACAGCGTGTTGACACCCTTTGATACCATAAACTCAATGTCAACGATTGCTGCACACTGATAGCAGATTTTACGCTCTGTCGGTTCGCCGTGGTCAACCGTTGCGTACCCGGTTGTGCATGTGCCGTGCTCGCTCACGGTGTGGCCGCAAGACAGCAATTCGATTGTGTTACCAGTTTGCACGGTTGACACCTCCGCACATTCCAGACAACGAACCGACAGGGAACCCGTATCGATCGAACGCAAGGTTGTGTAAATCTTCCTGCGAGCATGTGACGTGCAGAGGGTACGCAAACGTTCCGGTGCTCTGCTGTGCTTGCTTAGCACACCACGTGAACGCCGTACCCTTTTGTTTCTGCGTAGTCACAGAAAAACGTCTGTCAGTGACTGTAAGCGTACCGTACCGGTTGCTAGTCGATTTATCCTCATAGGTGTGGACACCGGAACCGGTATTTTCGTAAACAGCTATCAGAGTACCATAGCTGTAAACGGCTATGTTGCCGTTCTCATCTTTCAATCCCCACAGAGCACCGGCATTGATGGCGAGCTTTTTGAAGCTCTGAACCTTGACCATTCGGCCACTTGTTAACTTTGCATCTAACATAGGTTGGTTACTCCTTTAACCTTTGTTCGTCATATATCCGCACAACTCTAGTGTCATACGGGAATAGAATTGACCGTCGACTGTGTAAACGCCAATGTTATAGTCACTAACCGCCGATACCAGTATACAAGCACCGTTACGGTTTGTCAAGTTCACAACCTTTGTGACTTTCAATAATGCTCGCAAGGTGTCCATAGTGTACCTCTCTATCGACCGATTAACATGATAACCGCGTCTATCAGCACTGACATTGACGGAATAGCGATTAGCAACCATACCATTGTACTCACCTACTTTCGATCTAACCTTATTGAACTGTGAACATCATATCACAACCTAGTACCGTCTGTCAATCCCATTATCGGCATTTTTCGAAAATACTTCAAAAATAGTTCGCAGACACTGACAACCGTATCTATACCAGTTATCAGACGCTGTTAACCTGCAATAGCTGTGTTTTAGTTGTTAATAGCTATCAGAGACTGACTTGACTATCAATAACTATCAAAGTACAATATAGGTAGGGTGAACACCAATTCTATTCATATGAAGCCGATTTTCCGGCTTTAACCGGACCCGCCCACCAACTACAGACCAACAGACCCCGAGACCTCTCGGAGACCCCACACATAGGCGGGGCAACTGACCTCAGCCGCCGCGAGGCTCCGTAGAACTTTGAAGTGAACCCCGAAAATAATTCCAGGTTCAAAACAGATGCCCCTAAGCCGACTTCCTTTTCTCAGACACTGAGACCCCAGAACCCCTTCTAGAACCCCGATAGAGACCCCATAATAAAAACGGTGATTTAGTACCCCCCAATATAGGTATAAGACCATATCTACTTTTACTTAAAACTATACTCATATGTACGTAAAATCTAGTATCTGTTCATATGAAATGTAAGCGAAAACATACATATTGGGGAGTACCGGAACGCCGTTTTTATTATTGCCCATCTGGAAACCGCCGATCTAGCACACCCTAACACCCACATTGAGATGGGAATTGCCCATTTTCGTTCGCAGTCATTGAGAACCCTGAAAAACAAAAAAGCGACCCTCAACATGAAGGCCGCTTGCCATAACTTGGCATTTTCAAAAATGGTGCTACCACCCCTAACTCACCGTTTTAATTCTGAAATTGCTCGTGCCACCACTCCGTCTCAACACCCAATTCTCCGACCTCGGCACCGCGTTTTCGGTAGTATTTTATAACATCCTCTGCGAGCTTTCCGACCGTCCATTTAGCCACCGGTGCAGCCACCCTAACGACGCCAAAAGCCGCCCCAAAGCTAAAGCAGAGAGGCAGCAGATCGACGTAGTAGTTAGTCAGGTGAACTCGACGCATCAGTGGTCTCGTTCGTACCACCATCAGCGTTTGCGTCCTCTCTGGGGGTAGGAGTAGGCATCATTGGGTCGTCGAAGATCAACCGCTCAATCTCGCCGTTGCGAACCTCAGCGCTAACCGACTGACTGTCGCCGGTCGCCATGTCCCAACCACCTTCACTTTTGGCTGGTACTGAGGTATCATGGTCTCCGGACAAGCCGGGTTGTCTGTGCGTAGAAGTGCTATCACTTCCAGAGAGATCGGTGTCCGAACTTCCCGAATAGGCCCCCAATTCTCCGCTATTGGCCCCCGACGTACCGGAAACGTCCCCCTGTACGAGATCGCCAATGTTACCGTCTTGATCGACTTCGTAGAGAGCGCCCCCGTTAACAGAGACTGTGCCACCACCTTTTGCCTGGCCCGACAGATCGATTGTCTGGATCTGGTTTTCGGGTAAGCTCTCAGCGATTGCGTCATCGTAGATCTGCAACGACTTCTGCAAAGCCGGTTCGATCTCATCAGGTCGCCAGCCGCGAGCTTGCAGGTACATGTTAAGCTCGTCGATCATGACCTGACGGCGTACGTGAACGCTGAGCTTCGGTAGCTCATTGCTGAGAAACCGTATGCAGTCCACAGCGATGTCGCCGCTGGTAATCATCAGACGCTGTGGGTCATACAGCATGGACTGTGGACCCTCCTTGTACCGTCCGATCATCGATCCCTGCACATCGTACACGGCCACCACGCCGCCGCTGCCAAGCTCATCGAGCGTGCGTAGCTGTTGACCGCTCAGCTTGACTCGCATCTGCTGTAACAGCGCCTTGAGTGCCAGCGGTACACGGTTAGATCCATCTTCGACCATAAGCACCTCGCCGGGTCTGGCAGGTATAGAACCAGGGCTTACGTCTGGTCTGAGACCCATGCTAACATGGTCGTCGACCAGCGTCTTGAAGATCTTACCTCCGAGTTCACAGGCACTGAGAGCACACTTGTAGTAAGCTATGCCCATCAGCTTGTTATCAGGCCACCACAGTACGAGATGCGGCGATGAACACTCCTCGCACTTGTGTTCCCGCTCAACACGCCATCGCGTTGACCCATCTTCGAGAGTAGTGTCACCGGACTGCACGATCGATGCCGGGTTCTCGATGTACCGGCGCTCGCGGTTGTTGAGTTGTAGGTAATAGCCGCTTTCATCGAGGCCCAACATACCCTCAGCGACTGACCTGTCGCGGCAGACGCCTACACACCTCGCACCGTTCTCGACCATCTCTTGCAGTACGGAGTTGTCGTCACCTTCGTCGTCGATATCAGCGATTGATAGCTCGTAGACGTAAACTTCATCCGTGTGGTCGCCGGGTTCTGTGGTGAAGCCCCCCAGTTTGAACGAATAGTGCTTATTGCCGTGCGCCACATCGAAGGCCACAGTCTCTGTGGATTGTGGTGCGGGAGCCGGGTGTGTCTCGTTCCATTCGTCTATGTCGCGAGCGTCCATGAGATCCAGCTTAGCTGCTTCGAGTTCTGCGAGCAGAATGGTATCCACAGCCTCTGACCACATCTTGAGTTGCACCATGAACGCAATCTGCCCTTGTTCGCCGCGTACGTTAGGATTGCGCAGGGGTCGTGGGTAGGTATGCAGGATCGAGAGCACACGCTGTAGGCTTTGGGCCGGTGAGAAGTTCTGCCGTCGATAATCTCTGGAAGAAGAATAGTTATCAACTTCCATTTGGTCGATAGTTGACACCTTGACGGTCCCGAAGTCTACACAGTGTCTGTTGTAGCATACCTCAGTGACTGCTACCATACCCGGTTGTGCCATTGGGCCGGGAGGGTTTGCGGACATCAAAAACGAAGGCACTCCGCATACTTCACATGTACGTAATTCCATCTTAGGCTCGCTGTTCTCCGCAATGGTAGAGATGGAACACGAGGTCTCCATCCAGCAGTTGGAACGTGCCAACATACTTATCTGTGTCTGCTAGCTCGCGGATGTGGCCGGTGCCTAGCAGTTTGAACATCTGGTTAGATGCTGTGCCATATGGGTCTACCTCAGTCCACATTGTCGGGGTATCCTTTTGCAACTGCACACAAAGAGGCTTAGCACCCTTTGCCATGACAATCACAAACTGGTCCTGAATAGGTACTGGGTATTTCCATACGGCTTTGGGGATAGTTGTCATTTAGCAGTCTCCGATAATTAAAGCATATCGTTCTCGATAGCTCGTCTTGCAACAACCGCAACCGCTGATAGGTACTTGGCTGCTGCAATGGTTGCCTGTGCGATGACCTTCAACGTGTTCTCGCCGTTGTCGTCCTGGTCGAGTTCCACGGCGATCTGCAAAGCGCTGTCAGCTTCGTCGAGACGTTCAATGATCTCGGATTTCACCTGCTCATCGAGCGGGTTAGGTTCAGGTGTTGGTGGCAAGAGCTTCCTCCCATTTCTTGGTTATCCAAACCATGAAAGCATCACAGCCATTGATAGCTGTGAGCAACGTCCACTTGCTTTCGCGAAGGTTGATCCACTGCTGAACAGTGGTCAGTGGTATGTTCTGCATGGTGCGCCCTTGAAGCTTCTCGAAGATCCGCTCAGCGAGCTTTGCTTTCCATGCATCACGATTGGCGTCAGTGTCTGTGAACCTGCGCTTGACAGTTGCCGTGTAGTAGTACGATGCCTTGCCACAGTACGTGTCGATCGATTTCACAGACACATCCGGCTCACCGGAACAGCCGCGCATTTTCATGCTTAGTCCTCATCTTCGTCGAGGTCGGTGTCAACCTGCTTGCCTCGACCCTGGGCTGAATACTTGACCGCTGGTTGCCAGTGCTCGCGCCAATTGCATATGAACTCATACCACTCATCCGGCCCCATATCAGGACACGCAAGGCCCCATAGCTCGTCAGTCAGCGAACGGGTCGTCGAGTTCATCGTCGACGGGGGGTCGGAATAGCCCACAGCCTGTGTTGTGTTGCTCTGGTCTGACGCCACGTGGGGCATTGCAGGTGCACCCGCCTCGTTGACGCTTATACTCTGCGAGCCACCCCGGTACTTGCTCAGAACCCCGTGGATATTGGCTACTGCCTGGGCGCAGTCCTTGAGGTACTTGCTGCGACCCTCCGTTCCCGGTCCCTGCTTCGGAATGTACTTGAGGATGTTCTCGATCTGCGTCATCGCGACCCACTTCGGCATTGATGTTGGGTTTTCCGGCGCGAACTCGTGCAGCATCTCCACTAAGGTTCTCAGCCTCTGTTCCCCGAGATCCCCGTTGCCCATCACTATACGAAGCTCCTGCAAAGCCCGTGTTGCTCGCTCGGGTTCCGGTCGTCGGCGTGCTTCCAGTCGATCGCTGATAGCCTTTAACCCCTCCGCTGCTTCCTCCGATCGAGCCTTGTCTAGAAGCTCTGCCATTGTAGCCTTTGCTTCGTATTCTAGCTCCTCCCTGTGCTCCGCTAGAACCGCTGCTCGCACCTGTCGAGCCAGTGTCACCCCGAACTTCCGGTCGTCCGGTAGTCGTGGTCCTATCAAAGCCGACAGCCCGTTCGCTAACCGCTCGTCCCGTTCCCGCTGAATTGCGCTCATGGTCTATTAACTCCTGTAGTCTAATGTATAGGTCGCCAAAATGTACTTCACAACCACTGGCAGTGATATTACTATTCCCAGAGAGGCGGATCATCAGCCGACCGCCATAGCTATCGAACTCTATTACCCTATCCTCGCTCTCAATGCGTAGCGAATAGGTCTTTACCTGGGCAATTGGGTAGCCCTTACTATGGCCCTCCATTACACGCCTCCGCGTAGCCTCCGTTAATCAGTGTCTTGGCTACGTCGGGTCGGATCTTGATAGATCCGTTGAACGCTGACACCTCGGCTATGCGGAGGTTAATGTCGAGTTCGCAAACATCCCCAACTTCCAGAGCACCGACTTTGTATCGTGTTTTAAGGATCTTAGTATCCTTTGTGATCTTTATGTATTCGATCTCTTTCAAGGGAAAGGCCCCCCCCTGTCTATATAAACCAGTAACGACCGTATCTCAGAGGATGCTCGTCAATGTCGAGTATGGGCAATGGCATTGGCTTAAACAACGGGTCGTCATAGACAGCCCCGTGTGTCAGAGCCTGATTAGCTATCATCATCTTGCCGTTGCCTTTGAAAACCCGAGGCCCATCTTCCGGCAGGTACTTGCTGTGTAGCTCCTCCATGCCTACGAAATCTGTGGCCTCTAGTTCCTTGATATCCTTCGCGAAGGGGCTACTATTCGCGGTGTCTCGTTCGGGCGTGTCTCCATCCATTCCAATAGGTCCTTGTGGTAAGGTTGAAGTTTGATACCGAATGCTTCCACGAACATCTCAAAGTTCCATCTTGGTAGACAGACTATGTTAGGGCGGTGGATAGCCACCCAGATATCAACCTCTGTTAACTTCATTTCTTGAAGTCTCCTATGCCTGGTATAAGACCGGGCGGTAGGTTGAGTGGCACAATGATACGCCGCTGGTCGCTGTCCTTGTCGACACGAGAACGTATCAACGCGTCGATCTCGCGGTGCGTGGTGACGAACACCTCATTCTCTGGGAAGTGAGGATTAATCACCAATTCAAGTTTGTACTTCTTGGCGACCCACCACGCAGGGACTGCATGTCGGCTATTGCACACAACGGCGTCGGACGGAAGCCCGATCTCGCTGCGTGCCTTCATGATAGGCCCGACTATGTTATCAATCCCTACGATGAGGTCGTCAATCATGTACTCTTTGCGGAACTCTGCCATCTCAGCTTCGAGATCCGCTAACTCACCCTCGCGTCGATCGCGCTCTTTTTGGCTCTCATCGAGTGGCATGGTTGACGCTCCTGAAACTAGCGGGACCAGCCCATGCGTAGGTAGTGTCGCCGTAGGGTCTGTGAACCCCTATATACCAGTTGGCATCCGGCCTTGCTTCGCAGTAGAAGTGGGTGTCAACCTTTATGGGGCAGTAATTGCTGCCGAACCGCACCGGCTTAACTGTATGGTGTGTACAGCGGATAGTACCGTATGACGGTTCGGAGGTTGTTGGAGGTCCGTTCATCTCCCCTCCTTCGCACATCGGATAGGTTCCGTCAGACAATTGAAGAAGCAGTTACGAGGGCAACCGCACACACCGTCTACACCGTGGTTGCGGACATACGACGGGCAACTGTCGCCGGTGTACGGCCTGTAGCCTTTGCGACGACGCAAGATCATGCACAGAGGGTTGCTGTTGATCTGTACGAACTCCCATCCGTACAGCGCCATCTCGATACAGACACCGGCAATCGGTTCGCCGGGGTGTGTGTTGTAGTGGGCTAAGGCCATGTAATCGTACTGGATGCTGCCAACAGCCTCTACGACCGCTGCCTTGAACTGTTTGCTGTCCACAGTGGCAAGGAGTAACTGGGCCATCTTGCGCCAGAAGTAGTTAAACACTGTGTCCTCCTAGAAGTTCTCGGCTTCGAGAACTCCCTCCATGATGCGAATGCCCATTACGGCAAGCTGCTTAGCCTCTGTGTAGAGATCGCTAGCGTTGCCGTCATTGGCTGCACCGTTGATGACTGTGTTCAGATGCGCCTGACAGCACTCGCCGTACTCTTCACCGGCTGCGAGGATCAACTGAGGCACAGGCTGGTTAGGAAACTTAGTAGTAGCCTTTATGTACTCGGCTTTGACATCGTGGAGTAAGACACCGATCTCTGCCGGTCGCGTCGGTTGGCTAAGCATTTCAAGTAGCCGCGCCAGTGCAACATCAGCAGTATGCCCATCCCAGACATCAGCAAGCTCGCGCTCAGCTACTTTGAAGCTATCCCAGTGCTCGTGCTTGTAGTGGTTGCTGACCTGACCCGTAGGCAGTTGCGCTACCACAATAAAATAGCGACCGCCAAAGCACGGCTCTCCGTCGTGATGCAGCTTAGACTTATGTATGCCATACAGCCCCTGCGAAGCCCACATGTTGAACAGCAGGGCATTGTAAACACGGCGGTACTCGTAGAGTTCCCCGAAGGTGTGAAAGCCATCAGAGATACTGTTGCGGTCCTCGTCGGTGTTGCAGTTCATAAGCAACTGATAGTTCTCGTTTGTCATGTCCGTAGCCATTGTTAGTAAGCCTTTCTGTTCGCCATTTCGATCCTATAACAGTAGTATCTAGAGGCATAGCCTCTGTGCAGTCTAACTGGTTTGACACGTATTGCTTATTTCAACGTTACCTCTTCATTCTGCGGTGTATGTCGCCTATCGCTCTGCCCAACCAGCGGCCACCGTAGACAATGACGACACCCGCTATGATAACCGCCGCGAAGATATCTTCGGGCGTGATCCTCATGTAGAAACGCATACTCTGTTAACCCTCCATGTCTTTACATGTGCCGTTCTCGTTGAAGTTCTGAGGAAAGATAATGCGTAATCTAGCATTGAGGATGCCCATAGACACTGCCACTCTGTGTGGCTTGCCGTCAGGATCATGTGTTGAGTTAAGTGCAGCAATGTAGCCCATAGAGGCTGCTGCCACAGCTAGCACATCCTTCTGCTGTTTCTCGGTCATGCTATCTCCTCATTCGTCGGACCATGCGAACCTTGAGCGTCTTGCGCTCTCTGGAAAGAGATCTAACTACGCCGTTTTCTCGGGTTAAGCCAGCCTCTCCCCACAATTCGCGTAGGTGATTGGATATGTAGTAGCGATTGACAGGTCTGCCAGGGCCTGTGACAACCCCCTTGTCGACCTCAACACGTATAGCTCCTAGCTCTCGAAGGTCATCTACCTGGTCTCGCAGTGTGTTCTTAGCTAGGTTACAGTCCGCACTAAGCTCGTCCATAGTTTGACCTGGGTTATCAGACAATGAGGCTATGGCTTCGAGATTGAAACCAACGCAGGTGTCGATGGCAATCCTTGCAAGTATCCGGTATTCGTCATCACCTATGGACGCCGGTGTGTTAACAAGCCCTAAGCCCATGAGCAGTTTGGTAAACTGGGCTGCAAGGCGAGTAGCCACCTCGTGTTGCGGTCGGTACAGCAACTTCCGTTCGCCGCGTGGATCTCGCTCGACGCTAGCACGAAGCATAGCCACGAGTTCTGCAAGAGCGATAACCCGCTCCACCGTCCATTCGTCGAGTTGAGGTATGGCGTCCTCGTTTACTGCCACATCAAGGAAGGACTTCGCGGCCTCCGTTAACTCAGCAGCTATCTCTACTTCCTTGCCGACGTTTCGGATCGATGCACGTATCTGGTCCTTGTGTCTTGCGGCCACACCCTTTACGATGTGCATCATGAGGAACCTTTCACCCAGAGAAGCAGAACGCTCTCCGTAGATCTGTTGGGTGACACCGGTTATCATGTTGAACACGCTCTCGTACTGTCTGAGAACACCGTTGCCGAACTCCTTAGCTGCGTTGCCGTCGTAGGCATCTCGCAGTACGCCTAGAAGTTCGTCCTTGTGCACTCGCGGCATCGAGAGGATTGTGGTGAAGTCCTTGACCGCCAAGATCTTGTGATGAAGCTTTGGCAAGAGACTGGGGTCCTCGCCACCGCCCTTCACAAACCCTGAGATCAACGAGTGCGGCGTAAGCGTTGACCGCATTATAACGTTGAGGCACTTCATAACAGAGGATATGAGTAACGTTTTGCCGCCACCGGGAGGTGCTACCAGATGCATCCACAGCGGCGGTCCTGGTATCCTCACGGAGAGCACGACGGCGCATATGACCCTCAACGCGTCCTCAAGATCCTGCGTCATGTGTATATGCTTGCGATAGACTGCGAGCACGTCAGACCACTTGGGCCTCAGCGATGACGTTATAGGTATCCGGCTTTCCTTCTCCTTCTTCTGCTCATCTCGCTCATCGGGAGATAGATACACATCTACGAGGTCATCAATCTCTGCAAACGTGCAGTCTTTTGTTACAAGGTCGCGAACGTCAGTACCTTCCGGTAGCTCCGTGGGCCATGCCAGGTGATAGACCTTCTTAGCCCGTTCCTTGATCTTGTAGTAGAGCCGTTCCTTGCCCTTCTCACCGGCTGTGTCGTGATCGTAGCACATGACAACATCACGACCATCGATGAAGTCAAGCCACGCATCCTTGAAGATAGTACCCGGCGTACCGAGAACCATTCCTTCTTGGGTCTCTTTCTCTATGAGCCACCGGAGAGCTATGCAGTCCCAACCACCCTCCACGATATACACACGGTCGTCTGCGTGTCCTTTCTGGGAAGTGAAGTATTCAACGCCGAAAAGTTGTGCGTCGATCGTCGGCAGACCTTTTAGCTTGTCGCCAATCCGGTACATGTAGAGGTTGATGATCGCTCCCCGTGAATTGTACACAGGCATTGCGAACCTCTGACCATCGTACACGATACCAGCTTCCTTGAGGATGTCAGGTGGTAGCTGCCGGTCGTTAGCAAGGGATATGAACTCCTGCTGGTAGCTGTCCTGTTCCTCAAGGTATCTGGCATACCAGAGCTTCATGTACGAGTACACGTTACCCTTCTTGCCACATGACTTGCAGTCCCATTGGCCGGTGTCGATGTTTGCGTACAGGTGGTTCGGTTTAAAGCAGAATGGACAGGCCCCGTACGCCTCACGTCCTGTCATCCTGCGTTCGTCATAGTCAAACCCGAGTTCTACTAAGGGTCGTAGCTTCTCGGGTGCTTGTTGTTTTGCTGCCATAATTTATCAGCCCCTGATAGCTTACTCCCCTACTCAAAAAGCAATATGTTGAACACGGATTGGAGATAGTAGTACACAGGCACTTCAAGCCACTTCTTACCGTTCCCTGCTATGTTCAACACCTCGATACCATTCGAGACTATCCAGTAGGCGACTTCGTAGGGATCGATCTGCTTCTCCCAATTGCCGCCCCCTGCATACCACTCGTTCTCCATGAAGATATCGAGATGAGGTTTTTTGTAGTGTCTGATAGCTGCCAGTGTGCAGTATTCGCCAGGAGTGTTGAAGTCGACACATAGACGGATCGTAGCGTCTGCGGCTTGAACATTCCTGTGTGTGCGGGTACGGTAGTCTGGGCAATCGTCCCGCATCTGGTACATCCACGCGTATCCTGGTTTCTTCCCTCGTTGGGTAAGAAAGCCTGTGGGCATATGACCGCCGGTCTTGAAACCCATTTCCTTAGCGATTGCAACACCGGCAATATCTGCCCCTACTTGCCCTCCCGAGATAACCTTACGCAACGTCGTAGGGTTTGGCACAGGGGGCGTCAGGATACGTCTTTGTTGGTATCCTTTGACTATTACTCCCATGCCATCCCCTATAGTTTCCGTTTAGCTTGACTGATGATCTCGGTTGCTGCGTGCTCGATATCGGCGTACTGTACTAAGGCACCCTCTTCTTCGTCGGACACCGTGTCTTTCTCAACACCGACACCGGGAGGAACACAGCGTCTGTGAGCGAAGTCATCACCATCGTCCATCTTGACGATTACACAATCCTCAACGTCGTCTGTATCTTTGATCTTCTTTTTACAGAAGCGGCAAGTCTCAGTCATTGTTATCCTCCTATGCAGCTAACGCGTATTTACCGGGTTTCCATTTTTCTTCTTCTACACCCCATCGGTGCTTAGTCACTGTGCACTCGACGGGCATAGGAACACCAACCCGACCCTCCGTATCCTCCATACGGGCGATGATCGATTGGATGATATTGTCTGTTAGGTGCTTCTCTCTAATCTCGATCTTGAGTTCGTCATGGATCGTGATAATGAGATGGGCATCACAGTTCTTTAGCCGGGACAGGAAGGCATCAACCTTTACCAGCGCATTCTTCATCATGTCAGCGGCTGACCCCTGCACCATGTAGCTAACGGCTCGATATCGGAACTGTGGATCTACGCAGAGCTTGCGACCATACAGGTTTATGATGTACCGATCGCGGCCACCCTTCTTGCCTAGCCTGTCCATGAACTCCTTCATCTCAGGCATTGAGGCATTGTACTCTTCGTCAAACTCGCGTGTTTCGTCGAGCGTACAGTACAACAGATGGGTATAGCTCTCGGGACCACCCCCGAAGATCTTAGCGTATGTGATGTGCTTGCAACGTTGTCGGCTACTCTCTTTACCCAGAGAAGCCTCAGCCGCTACTATGCTGTAGCCGTGCTTTGCAATCCAGTCCTGCGCAATATCGTAGACTGTGCTGTCGCTAGGCGAATGGCGAAGCGCCTTGACCTTGCTCCAACCTATCTCGTTCCAGTAGTCCTTGACGGCATCGTTCGCCGGGTCCCTGAACAGGTCTAGCGCCTGTACAACAGCCTTAGCGGTGTTCTTGTTGAGCTTGCCGCCCCATGCCTTGTCTGCCATAGCCTTGAACGGGTCAGCGCCCGTGCTGATGGCTTCCAGCATGACCGGTACTTGCGCAAGGAATGCGAAGATCCTGACCTCTTGTTGCGAGTAGTCGAAACCCAACCACACGTAACCAGGTCGAGGTCCAAAGACCTTAGTGGAGCTATAAGTGGCTGATAGGCTTTTCTTGCCGCCAGCCGAGACTTGTTGAAGGTTGGGGTCGTTGCAAGAGAACCGGCCTGTCTTAGTTCCGCATTGGTTGAGGCCCGGATGGATGACCCAACAGTCCCTGACTATTAGGTCAGGCTTCATCAAACCTTCGAACTTATCGAAGAACAGCCCCTTCGTATGCTTTGCGGCCCTATACCCGGCAAGTTCCTGTACGAACGGCTCGTACATCAGGTCTCGCAGGGTATCTTTGTCGGCGGTCAGTTTCTCGCCTTTGCCAACACCCTTGCGCTTGAACTGATGCGGAATGCCGAGACCACCCTCACCCTTTGGTAAGTACAGCACACGCATTAGCTGAGGAGATGACGACGGATTGAACGGCGGCGGTTTCCATTCGATCTTTCGTGGGCGCTTAGTCTCCGGTGGTGCCATCTTCTCTGGGGGTAGATGTAACAAACCATGTTCTTCGATAATCGACTGCATGTTGGCGAGATGGCTGTGCGGTCCCTCGTGATCCTTTGGTTTGGCACAGCCCATGACTTCGCATAGCTCGGGGTTGTCATGGAAGTACCCCATAGCCTCTAAGCAGTTCTGCGTCTCGATGCGGTTCTCGTCGGGGAAGGCACGCATACCGCGTTCTTCCATCTTGTTGACGATAGGCCATATGCTGCGCATCTCGAAGTCGTACTTCTCACGAAGGTAGTCATCGTCTGACATCACATCATGGTAGAACAGGTGCAGTCCCATTGTACGGAACGTATCAAACCGGCAGTACCGCTTGCAGCCTTCGAGCCACAGTGTGTTAGGCTCCTGCTCTTGCTCAAGGTCTAGCTTTGCGAAGTATGCAGGTAGCCAGTAGTCCGTTTTGGGTTCCTCGGATGAGAGCATCAGAGGCATGTTGTTCTTGATCGCTCGAACGTTGTAGCTCTTTAGTCGCCGTCTCGCAGACACTACGGCCTCTTGCAACTGCTTCTCATCAATGTCATCAATATCGAGGATGCGCTTGCTCAGAGGCTTTAAGCCGTAGTCGAGTTCCAACGTGTTGCAGACGCGAGCCTGGAAAAGCGTATCATGAATGCGACCGCCAGCAAGCTTGACCAGGAACTCCACGAAGATGCCAACCTTTGCCAGCATCCGGCAGTCGAACTTGGAGTTGTGGAAGATTGCTTGTATGCCTGGGGTAGAAAGAACTGAGATGATATACTCAACGTCTGCGGGGTTAGGTGTTACCTCTCGGGTGAACGGATTGACTTCCCATGCACAGTACCAGGTGTGACCCTCTTCGTCGCACATAGAGACTGCGAATGGTTTATCGACACACATAACCCCGTCAACGTCGTGTGCGCCCCACACATCAACGCCAGTGGTCTCGGTGTCGATCGCTACTATCTTGCCGGGTTTGAATTGATCTCGCGGTAGCTGAAACCCCGGCGGTTCTGTCTCAGGTCGCGGTGTAGCTATGGCTTCGTCTAAAGAGCGCAAAAGCTCCTCTTCCCAGTCCGGTTCCTCTTCCAGACGTTTAAGGCGCTCATCTCTTGTAATCATCCTGCGCACGCTAGCAGGGTTTACCATCCTACGTACGCGAGTTTTTATCTTCATGGCTGCTTCACCACATGTAGTTTAAGGGCGACCCAAAGTTGAGCCGCCCCGTATCAGGGTCCGTTACTCGGCTACCGGTTCAGCCGCTGCAACTTCCCATACCAGCGGATCGAGACTTTCCAGCATTTTGATAATGGCGAGCGCTGCGTCTCGTTGGTCCGGTGTGCAGCCTTTATTCTCCCAGTCTTTGTACGTACGATCGTAGAACTCCTGGTAGGTTCCAATGGCGCAACCACACCTCACTTTGCCAGGGCTGTAGTGGTTGATAGGCCACTTAACAAAGTATACGACCATAGGGGCAAGCTTATTACCGATCGTGGCCTCTTCACCGATCGTGGCCTCTTCACCGATCGTGGCCCATGCACCGATCGTGGCCCTGTCACCGATCTTGGCCCATGCACCGATCGTGGCCTCTTCACCGATCTTGGCCCATGCACCGATCGTGGCCCTGTCACCGATCTTGGCCCATGCACCGATCTTGGCCCATGCACCGATCTTGGCCCATGCACCGATCTTGGCCTCTTCACCGATCTTGGCCCATGCACCGATCTTGGCAGAGCTTGCCACAAGGCAAAACCATCCGTCAGTCGCTGTGTACTTACCATCTACGAGATCGTAGTTCTTGATGTCTTTCCACAACCTATATCTCTCAGCCATTGATATCTCCTTATTCCAAAAAGTCTTCGAGTACGTCTACTCGGCTAGTTTGATGGTTTCGATCTTAATAGCCGTCTGTTTGGTCTTGTTCCCGATCCTGCGGAGCACACCGTACTCCATGTTCTTGCCGCACTTGTAGAGGCCGATGAACCTGCCTTCGATAACAGGGCTTGCGTCGTTGCCGCCGTCGTGGAACTTGCGTTCAGCGGTTACATCCTTGTTCATGTACTTCTTGGTGTCAGCATCCGATAGCCGAGTTGGTTGTTCTGGCTTCTGCGGCATAGTAGGAGGTACAGCAGTGCCAGCCTGGGCTTGTTGAACACCCTTAGCAATGCCGTCCTTTATCTGCTTATCAGCCTCCGCGATCGTAGGCCCCGAGTTGTCGAATGCAGCCTGGGCGCGATTTGCTGCACCCACCTTCGGATTGAGGTGTTCGGCCATACCATCGGCAGTGTCGACGTTCACCGGCTCCTCGTAGAGTTTGACACTATCCCACTTCACCATGAGAGGAGTTTTCGGCTTCTCTGGGCGAAGAATAAATGGGCCGCTCTTTCCGTCGCCAGTGCTCATAGAGCCTTCTTGCAGGATGCCGGTCACGCCCATTGTCTGACCTGGTACACGCTGTGCACGCTCGGCTGTGACCTTCTTGCCGACCATCGGCGCAAGGTACTCGGTAATCTCCTCGGGTGTCGGTGGCTCGCGGTTAACGCTCACGAGTTCAGCGGCAGGTTTGGGCGTCTGGGCTTTGTTCTCCTCAGTCCCTGAGAACCGCCCGGTCTTGGTTCCCTGCTGGTTTACCATCGGAGGGTTGGCTTCTTTCGGCCACAACGATACCCGCCCATCAGCCCACGCCTCGATGCTCTCCTTGAAGTCCTCGAAGCTGAACGGGAACGCGAGCATCGACCACACGATACGCAACGAGGTCTCGCGGAACTCGGGTGTCACCGTCCGATCTTCCGGCAGTTTGAATATCTGCCAGGTCTCCATCCAATCGGCCACAGCCGCTGTGAACTCCTCCGTCGACATCTCGGTGGTCAGACGGTCCCACAGGCCGACGATATGCTTCGGGACCGACCCGTCGATCTTGCGCCCTTTCATGCGCTCGCTTTCGCTGAACTTCTTAGCGACCGATGCGCGAGCTTCCGTGGAGATCGCCGGGTTGATTTCGAACAAGGTGCACAGCGTCTGAAACGGCTCGAAGTTAACGAGGTAGCCCGGTACGCTTTCGAAGTGCTCATCGCGGATCTGGATCAAGCACTCCTTGACCCGTCGAAGCTGATCGGGGAACACAGTACCGGGTACGTCGGACAGCGAGATGTTCACAGTGACTGGGGGCAGTACGCTTGCCATTAGGAACTTGAGGTGCTTTTCGGCTATGTCCTTTGCTTCATCAGCCGATAGCGCCCCCATGACAGCTACCTTCTCACGGCGCTGTGCCGGGGCATCAGGGAGGCCCGTAGCGCCTTCTCCGATCTCTTCGTAGCCGTGGTCGACATAACCCTGATGCTCATACCAGTCGGCGTACTTCATCACAGGGTCTTGCATAGCGTTCTGTTTGGCCGCGTATGTGCGGTACTCTTCAAGTCGGTCATTGGGGATTGCCATTTTATTCTCCTCGTAAACTCTGATTACTATACGGATCGCCGTTTTTATTACGGCAAAATGTTAGAGGCTAATTCTCATCAGCCTCTTCGGGGTCTAGTAGCTCTAACTTGCGCAGGAAAGCTTCGGCTCTGGGTTCGTCACCCTCAAGCTCTCCGAGGACAGCACGGGCGAACTGTCCAACAGACCAAAACGGTATGGTGCTCGCGACATGCCGACGAAGGATTGACATCTCGTCAGCATCAAACGTCGTCAGGGTCTGTGAACCCTCCTGCTTCTCTGGGATAAGAGACACAGCTAGATGAGGGTAACGCAGATCCAGTTGGTGATGTCGCTCGCCGTCGTCGCCGTCCATGACCACGTAGAACTCGCTGCCACTAACAGGGTTCGGGTTCTGCCCAGGTTCGAACTCCCGTAGCTCACCTTGCACTGGTCGACCAAAGTTTATCGAGTGTCCTTTGACTTGCTTGCCGACCCAGAGCTTGAGAGTAGCCGGATCGTTACTCTTCGCGATGTCTGCGATTTCCATTATATCCTCTATCCCAGAAAGGGTAAAGGCCAGCCCCTGCTATCAGAGGCTGACCGATGTTACAGAAGCCGGTTAGGGCTTAGGGTTTGCGAAGCTGGTCGAACGGTACCTCGCGGGACACGCGGCCCACCATGACCGTCGCGATCGAGGTGTCGGCGTTCAGGGACTGCACGGTACCGCGAAGATCCTCGGACGGTTTCTTCGGGTTCGCGAAGATCACTTCCTCACCGACGTTCACCTCGACATCGACAAGGACCTCGGAGAAGGCTACAGTGTAGACCTTCTTACCTACCTTGACTTCGAGGCTTTCACCCTCGTTGTCGATGCTCTCGCAGATGCCGGTGTATTCCTTGCCGTTCTGCTCGAAGGTCACTTCGTCGCCAATGTTGATGGTGATGCCGCCGCTCTCAGCGGCTGCGTCCTCGCCGGTCTTGGTGGCGTCGTCGAAGGCAACGGTGTAGCTCTTGCCGCCACAATCGACGCTGAGTTCCTGCTCGGCGGCGTCGACCTCGGTAACGGTGCCGGTGCGCTCCTTGCTGCCGACCTTCCAGGTGATTTCGTCACCCACGCTAAAAGGTGCGTCGTCCGGTGCTTCCTCACCTTCCTTCTTGAGATCGGAGAGGCTGACAGCGTACAGCTTCTTGCCGACCTTGACCTGGGCCTCGTCGCCGTCGATGCTGTCGATGGTACCGGCATACGTCTTGCCGCCCTGTTCGAACTCGACATCATCGCCTTCGGAGAAGTCGCTGCCCCCGGCGTCGTCCGGGTCCTCGTTCTTCGCAACCGCCTCGTAGGGAACCGTGTAGGTTTTCTTGCCTACAGTGACTGAGACCTCGCTCTCGGTCTCGTCCACGCTGTCGACGATGCCGACCATCTCCTTCGAACCCACAGTGATTGTGACCTCGTCGCCCTCGGCGCATGGAGCCGGTGGAGTTTCGGTCTTGGGTTTCGCCGCCGCGCCAGCTTTCGGTTTGGATGCCGTGGTACTCTTGGCGCTGCCGCCCTTCGCGAGTTCGGCGGGGAGCTTGTAGCCCTCCTCGCGCTCCTGCAAGTAGACGTTCTGGAAGCCGGTCTGCGTGTTGGTCTTGAGCTTGATGCGCCAAACCTGCTTCTGCTTCACGGCGTCCTCAAACAGCTTCTCAAGCTGTGTGGGATCGAGTTCGGAGGCGTCATTCCCTGTGAGCGCTTCGAGGCGCTTGATGGTCTTGCTGCTGATGTCGCCCTCGTAGAACAGACCCTGCCACTCGTACTTGGTCTCGTTCACGCGGTCGCCTTCGAGGATGTACCAGCCGTGGAGCGAACCCCACGCCGGGGGGTTGTCCTTCGTACCCTGCGACATCTTGACTTCGACGCCGTTGTACAAGGCGACGTATTCGCCGTCATCCCAATTGCTTTCGCCGGAGGAGTGGGCCGTCTCGACGGACGAACCCCAGTTTTTCTTCGCGTTCTTCAACAATGCGTTGAGATCGTTAGCTGCCATTGATACCTACCTTGTTTTGTTGTTGTAGTACTTCTCTGGGAATGAGATCTGCTAGTACACTGCGCTTTCTCGTTCGGAACGTTTCCCACGGCAGAGCCGGTCCTACTTGCCTACTTGCGCAGTGTACAGTGTTTACGAACGATCCAGCGTAGCCGCCGCGTTGGGTTGATCGGTGTTCGCTGTGTCGTCGTGAACATGGAGGATGACGGAGTATCGGTGAGCCGTCAGTGGATCGGGTTGAAGTTGACCAGAGGCCGTGTAACTGTGACCGCCGACCGCGTAGTTGCCGGTCATGACGCCAGCGTTTGTGATGCCGCCGACGAGATCGTGACCGATGCCGGATTGCCCGTTGAAGTCGATGGTGCCAGCGGTCATTGCGCCGGATGCGTTGATGGAGAAGTGGACATCGCCGCCGTGTGCGGTCGTATCGGCTGAGAACGTTCCGTTGTAGTTGCCCTGGTAGCTCGATGTTGTACCACCGCCGCCACCGCCCGGTGAGGAGGACCCGCCCCCGCCACCACCGCAACCCGTAACCGAGGCGAGAACCGCGAACACTGCTGCTGCCAGCATTCCCTTACCGTAGGGGCTGCCACTGATTGATGTGAATACCTTCATTGCTTTGCCCTTCTTTCGAATGTGATATAGAGCAAACGCTGTTAGCGCTTGCGAAGAGTGTTGATGTAGCGGCGTCGTGGCCCGACTTCGGAGCCTTTGAGAACTCCCGTCCACTGCCCTGACTTGGCCGGTCGCGAGCGCTGCTGCGAGTAGAGTTGATCGGAGGTCATGAATGGCCGGTATCGGCCTTTGATTGTCTTGTTGTCCATGGTTTCCCTTGCGTAGTATTCGAGACGTATTGTTCCGGCTAACACAGCGTCTGCAATCTGCCGTCGCTCGTTCTTAGTGGTTAGGCGCATCTGCCACTGCGTTTTGGATAGCTCTCCGTCTTGGAGTGCACAGTTCTGCGAGACCTCATCAGGGCGCTTGTATCGGGTTAGATTAAAGCCGTGACCGCCTTGTGACCAATCGTTTGACGCCTGAGCAACTATGCCAAACTTAACCGCTCCACCGTTTACTGTATAGGCTACCTGCCTACCCGCAAACTCTGACACGTCACTCCATTTAGAGAGAACTTTCCACATTGACCTTTGCTCCTTAGCGACGGCCCTTGACGGTGAACTTCGCCTTCACTTCGGAAAGCTCAGCCTTGCGTCGTAGCTCGCCGTCGTCCTTTTGTTTGTTTTCGTAGGCGTAGACGATGTTAGCGTATGCTTCTTCCGCACTATCGCCCATAGGGATTGATATGACTGGATCGCCGCCGGGTGTGTTGAAGTTGTTCTTCATTCGGCACTTCGCGTCAACGTTTTCGTCACCGCGAATTACCAGCTTACGTTCACCGCCGACATAACAGTAGCACGCGGTAATATCGCAGAAGCCGTTCAGGAAGCGTCGCCCCTTCTCCTCGATGGATGCGATAAGCTTCATGTTCTTAACCCCTGTAGCCTTCTGCATTTCCTTTTCCAGAGTGTGGGAGATAAACACCACACCCCGGCCTGTTGCAGTCAGCCGCATTATCTGGTCCTTAAACTCTGCGAGCCGCCGATTGTTGCCCTTGTTGAAACCGAGAGACCCGCTGTTGATATCGTCAGGATCATCGTCGGCTTGCTCGATCACGAACTTACCGGCGAGATCCCATGCGAAGTCTGCGGTGTCAAAGGTGATGGTCTCGTACAGATCAGAGGCTACGATCTGGTCAATGACCTTCACGAACTGTTTCTTCCAACTCGTGAACTGCCCTTCCCGTGGAAGCCTAACAATCTCTAAGAAGTCACCACCTGGTTCGAAGAATAGCGAAAGGTTATCGGGGAACATTGAAGCAAGCTCCGTTTTCCCTATGCCTGGTTCGCCGTGGATGAAAAGCTTCGCAGATCGGAGATTTCCGCGTGGCTTCTCAGCCTTTGTAGGAAGAGATAGGTCGATCTCATTTGGTCTGACTATCGATCGTTTCGCCACCGTAGGGGCGCTAACGACTGACCGCGTAACTGGTTTCGCGGCTGACCTACCTCCGATCCTCGCTGTTATTGTTGCCATATAGTAGCCACCTTCCGGTTTATCGTAGTGTCTGAGAGCCTTCGTTTCCTCGTCCGATGTTTCCAGCAATGGGAGAGGCTAACGTATTCAGAAAGCTCGATCTAACCGTACGGATGGCTGTTGTGAATGTTCAGCGGGATCGGCGGCTGCTTTGGCCGTGCTCGCCCGACAAGATAGATTATACAGGTCATCCGCACAGTTGTCAATAGGATTTCGAAAATATTTTGAAAAATTTTGCGCCCATCTGAAAATGCCCTAGCGAGAGCAGAGACAGGTGTAGCAGATGCCCTCGCTTTCATGCATTCTATCAGCCTCTGAGTACGTATCCATTTCTAGGCCACATAACGTCCGGTTTGGGTCCTCGACTTTGAACACATGCCATTCGTCCCAACCCGCAGGCTTTGCGAACCTCTTGCCTATAGGTGCGATGAGGAGTTCGTCGGCCTCATGCAGCGCATCGTTTTCGCGTGGCATTAGTCGTCACCTCCCTCATCGTTTACCAGTTCGGGGAATACGTGCAGACGTTTGGTGTAGAGCTTGTGGGCGTCGTGCGAGCCACCGCAGATCGGCAGGAACTCACAGGGTTTGTTCCACTTCATACACGCACCGGAGTTGCGGTACGATACATAGCCCCCGAGAGACCATTCGTACATCCGCTCAATCTGGTAGTCGAGATCACGGTCTCTGTACGTCTGTATCTCAGCCTGTGACACGGAGATCTGGTTGCGACAGAAGTATTCGTCGCCCTTTTCCTCCATGTGCTTGTCGACACGCTCTAGGTACTGAGCTAGGCTTTCGGGCTTCTTGTAGTAAGTACCTGTGAACTTTTGCCCAGGTCGCTTGATGAGGTTGTAGTTGAAGCCCTCGGGCCACTCACCATAGTTGTGCAGGACACAGAGGCTGTAGATCATCATCTGCAAGTCGAATGCCATCTTCTCCGCTAGGTAGAAGTCCTCGATCTGCGATTTGGTCTTATGGTCTGTGATCCATAGCTTACCGTTGATGCGCTCGATCAAGTCGATCTTACACCATATGAGTATCGTCACCCCATTGCGCAGTTTGTAGGGGAACGACAGTACCTTCTCAACGGCTATGATCTGTCTCTTGGTATCGCGCACAGCCCACCGCTTGAAGTATCGTTTGATGACAACCGCCGAAAGACCGGCTGTCACCTCCATAGCCTGTTCCTCGGCAGGGTCGAGATCCTTAGACTTCGCGGCTTTGGCATCGAGCGCCTTGTTTGCCAGCAGTGACCAATACTTAATCTCTTGCCCAGAGAGAACAGTCTTTGAGAGTTCCCCTACTCTCTGGGAGTAAGTCTTATCAAGTACGTCATGGAAGTAGCTGCCAAACTCAAGAGGTCGATCATGGCTTGCTCCGTTCCGCTCCAACCCCTGCATGAGCCGTAGCTCGGCTTTCTTCGGGCAGAGGTTGAACAGCCCTAGACCGGACTGCGTTATGCCGTCGCGCTCCATCATCCAAAAATGCTCATCGGAGATCCGGGTTGGTCCCTTCGAAGGTTTTAGCTTCGATATGCTGTCAAGGGCTGTCATTACGGCTTGATTAGGCTTTGTACCAGCCCGTACACGTATCTTCATAGGGTTTGTTACCTTCCGACTGCGCCATACAGCTATGTCGCCGGGTGTTAACCTGCGCAGTCTAGTAAAGAGCTATTGATTGGTCGTACCTAAAGTTCTCCCAATACTGAGCGAATAGCCTGTCGATGCGCCGTGCGTAGTCCATGTGTTGTGCAGAACCTTCGCCTGTGCGCAGAACGAACGACGGGTGTTTTATTGTCTCATGGTGCACAACCATGCTGCCGAGTTCCGGCATTACAGCCACCGGCCAAAAGCTATCAGCTACTCTTCCCACACTTACCACAGTGTTCGGGTTCAACACCTTAATAGTGTCTGTTAGTCTGGGTAGGCAGTTGTAGACCTCCGATGTCGCCGGTTCCCGATTGCCCGGTGCCAACGGTTTGCTCTTGTATGGTCGGCAAGCAAGCAGGTTGAGCAGAGCTATCGTGATACGCCCATAGCCTCTGCAAGCCCAACAAGGCTCGCTAACTGTGCCGTCCTCTAGCCCCATGCCATCGCAGAACGGACAGGCATTATGGGGCGCGGCGTCTATCAGGTCTCGCAGAAGTTTCCCGGCAGGACCACAGAACGGGTAGCCTAACGTGTCCTCAGTCTCGCCGGGACCTTCGCCTATCATCACCATGTCAACATGCGAGCCGCCAAACGCAAGCACTGAGCGTGGCACAGTGTCTATGAACACATGATTGCGTACATGAGCGCCCATAACGCACTTTGTACACCCGCGCCATTGTGCATTGATAGTTGGGATGGTCACAGGGTTTGAGGCTCGCTTGATCCTTATGGGGATCATACAGTTTGCGCCTCCGTACGCCATGCGATCGGCTGACCGCTCTTGTGTAGTACGTAGACTTTGTGACCTGTGTCTAGGATTATCCACGCACCTTGACCGGACTTCGACAACAGGAAGTCAACCGCTGTTGCCGTTTCGGAACTTCCGTCTCGTATAGGGTACAGTTTGCCCAACCTCGTTGCCGCTACCTCGTGGGCCGGTCTGCGAGTATGAAGCTTTTTCTTTACTGTCATCAGCTTTCTCCATATTGTGCTGCCAAGTGTATAGCTGAGTTAGGATACGCTTCGCAGCCGGTGATACGTTCGCTTTGGTTATGGGACCGTGGACGTTAATTGCGTCCCTTAAAGCGCCTACGATAGCTCGCTCTAGCGATCCCCGATCCGGGCCTTTCTTGTGGTAGTTTGGCATTGGCCTTAAACACTCCCTTGATATGCAAACCGATACCCACAGCGTCTATGGCATGTGACGAGATAACCGCCTCACCTCCTTTAACACGAACAAGCTTCGGGTCATCTTGTCGACCCTCAGCCTTTAATCCAAGTCGATCGGCTATCCGGTGGGCAACAACCATCTTACCCATGCCTGTGCCTTTCCACCCGCCAGCCCCGTTGATACGTACAGTAGTGACAGGCACTTGCCACATATAGAACATGCCAGCTATACGCCCCACAAGGTATGATAGCTTAACGAGATCGCTGTCGTCGCCATCTTTGCCAGTAGCGCATGTCAGACCTTTCTCGTTTTGAAAGAACGTCGGCAGTTCGATATAAGCCGCTGCTAGCATTCGCACATCGCATATCTCGGAGTAGTTAAGCATGTGCTCCATAGTGATGCAGATGTTCTCGGCTCGCTGCTGCCAGGTTCCCTTACCTGACCGGATGACCCCCGTTCTCTCTGGGATAAGACTATCATCATTAAACACCGCCCAACCGGTGCCACCGCTGCCCATAGATAGGCCGGGGTCCACACATAGTATCATCCTTTACCATCCTTGTTCGTAGTGCTCGTAGTACCGCATAGCCTCTTCTTTGTTGTGCTGGTCGCTCTTGCACTGTGCGTAGCCTTCGACAGCACCATCTTTAAAGCCCATGCGATAGCCAACGCCGCTAGTTACCGCACAGATGAGCACAATGCAGATTAGTATGATGCGGTTTTGCATTACACAGCCTTTCTTAGCCCTATCTTAGCACGGCGAGCCAAGAACCTCTCCTTGAACTTCGCCGCGAATAGTTTGCTGTCGAGGATCTTGTCTCCCACAGCGTCTATGGTGTCCTCGTCTGTTGTGTCCATAGCGGCTAGGAAGATGTACAACAATGCCGCCTTCTTGTCCGGGTGCTCTATGCGATCCATGAACTGCGCCATGTCTTTGCACGAGTGTATGATCGAGTACAGTATCATAGTATCAGAGATTGATAGGTCAATACCGAACTGAGCAACCTTGATCTGTATTAGTATGACACGACCTGGGATCTGCGAGGTACGGAACCAGTTGAACTTGCGAACTCGGCTATCGCGGTTGTCCTCCCCTGTCACCATCTCGCAGACGATACCAGCCTTGCGCAGAGCGCCATAGATAGCCTCGACCTCGGCATTGAACCTGAACCCGACAACCACCGGTTGCTCGGATAACTCACCCTTGAGTAAGCTTATGAGTTCTTTAGTCTTTGAGGCCCATCGGTACGTTGGCTTAGGGTCACAGCCCCCGGCAATCCTTGCACACCACGTACGCTGTACAATGAGATGGTCTGTCTCGATCTTCTCGAAGCCATCGCCATTGTTGACTACTGCTTCGAACTTATCCTCAGCCGTTGAGTACATCTTGGCTTGCTCAAGGCACATGCGGACGAACCGAGTTTCCTTGATCTTCTTGTTGCCGAGACCGGCTTGATGGCGGGTGAGAACAAACGCTCTGCGATGCACGTAGTCTTTGATAGCCTCTTTCATTCCACGCTTAGGTTGCCAGCCATTCCATCGAAGCTCGAAGTACCTAGCTCGGTACTCCCAGTACGAGTAGCATCCCATGAAGTGTCCGTCAAGGAACTGGAATTGACAGAACAGGTCTAGCGGTCCCTCGGGGGCAGCAAGCCCGGTCAGGATAGCCCGGTGCTCGACATCGCGGAAACCCTTAGTACAAAGCTCAGTGATCTTCGCTTGCGGGTTCTTAATCGCTGTGCTCTCATCTAGACCAACGAAGTACCACGGCAAGAACGCCAGCCCCGGTGTCTCTCGAAGGCTATCATAGTTTATAAGTACGTACGTTATGCCATCCTTGCCGAAAGCCTCATTGACTGTTAGCTCAGTACGCTTGTCGAACGACTTACCGTGTACTACGATGTACCGCTCACCCTCAAGCCGTAGTTCTTTCTCCCATGCTTCGAGAACGCTGATAGGGGCTACTATCAGACAGGGAAAAGGTCGGCCCCGAAAGGAGCCAACCTCTTTTTCGATCCACCGGCGTAGCAGTCGAATGCTCGCCAGTGTCTTACCCAGTCTCATCTCCATCAGACACGCTACATGCTTTAGCAGTTCGCCGTAGGCTATGTAGCTGTCTTGATGCTTCATGTTCTGCCTATAGTGTCTGTGAACTGCACGCAGCTTGATCTTCATGACCTCACCGTCAACAGCATCCAGTTAGTGATGCCATAGTGAGCGGCCATAGTCTGTGCCAGCCACTCGGGACCGTACTCTGGGTTCTGCGGTGCATCCTTGCCGTACGACATGTCCCATGCCTTAGTAACATCGTTCGTGAACTTAGCAGGTTTAGCCGCTGGTCCTCTTCGACCCCTGCTAGAGTGAGGGTCAGGCTGGTATGACTGAGCTAAGAAAGCCTGAGAACCGTTCGCTATAACAAGCATTACTATCATAGTTGCTTCCTTCCGTTCGGGTACATCTCGCGGAACTGCCTCAAGGTAAAGTGACCACTAGCAGCCCTTGCGGGTTTCCATCTCTTAGCCTCGATCGAGGCTACGTACTGTTGGCCGGATGCACGCTGCACATACCGGACCATCGTAACACTAACCCTCAAGTTGTCAGCGTACTTGAAATTGACAAGCTGTGTTAACGCGTCTGCATACTTGATAGCCATTAGTAACCCTTGACCTCCTGACGCGCATAGAAGAGGTGACAGGCACAGTCAGACTTGCAGTAGCCTTGAACCCCTGTGATCGGACAGTACACACCATCCCAGACAGCTTCGCAGTTCATGCACTTGAACCAGCGGCTATCAGGATACTTAGGGTTTGAGGCCCCGCAAGTTGGGCAGACAGGTACGGGGCGTTCCTCCCAGATGTGCACCCACCTACCTTCATTGTAGACCTCTACTTCCAGAGAATGATCGAAGGCTGTGACCTCGAAGTCTATCACGTCCATCATATGCTCTGTCAGCTTATTGTGCATCTCAACGCAAGAGCGTACAAACTCGTTCGCGTCAGTCCTTGTGAAGAAGTGAGCTAGCCCTTGCTCGGGCATCTCCGACATCGGATACCAGAAGCCCATGCCCAGACAATCGCCCTGGAAGATGCCGAACTCCTTGTGCCGTACCATGTAGCCGCCAGGGGCTGAGGGTTTGAATACCTCAGCTACCCTGAACCGGATATCACGCGGTCGGTGCTTTAGACACTCCTTGACGAAATCGGGCAGACAATCAAAGTCCGGTGTCAACCCACCGTCAGGGTCTGCTAATGCCATGACAGCAAACACGTGGTTATCCAGTAGCTTATCCACGAGGCTATCTAGCTCCTGGTCGTAGCTTGATGCGTGCCTTGACGGTTGTTCGGGTCGTCGAGTTCTTCTTATCAACATTGTCCTTGTCTCCCATGATTACCTGAGACCATGCAGCAAGGCCCGACACCTCACCTGTACCGTCGCAGCGGTCGCACACGTCGCCGCTAGGCAGTACACATTCACCCTTGCACCGTCCACATACCACAGTGTTGCGGTCGTCCTTCTTCACTGCTCGAATGCGGACCCGCTTCTCTGGGAGTGATGATACACTGGTCGACTTCTCGCCAGGTTCCTTACCGGTGCCTTCACAATGGCTGCACACATCGCTAGCTTTGTCATCGTAGCCACTGCCAAAGCAGATGGTACAGTCGTCGGTCGGGTTCGACTTGACAAGCTCTTTGATGCGGCTAACAGCCTCTAAGCCTTTTTTGCTTAGACGAAAACGGACTACGTAATCCCCTCTCTCCTTTTGGCGCTCCATGTAGCCCATGAAATGCAGGGCTGATAGCGCCGGATGATTGTCGATGCTATGCTCGTATCGAAGGCCCTTTGAGAACACTTCTAGTGAAGCCTCAAGGGCTGTGAACCACCCGTTGCCGATCGACTTCCACGCGACCATGATGTCAGTCAGGTTCCGTTTGATAGCAGTCTCCGAGAAGTCAAACGAGACGTTGATCTGGTGTGATCGCTCAAGAGTACGAGGTAGCGCGGCGTCGATCTCAGGGAGTTCTACGTGCATGTGTGGGCCGGGGTGTCCGGTGGGGAGCAGACAGACATCGTACGGACGGCCTTTGCCATCCATGCCGCCATAGCCGCAGATCGGGCTATTCGGATCTCGTGGGCATGTCTGTATCGAGTGGCGTAGTGCAGCCCGAAACTCGGGCATGTCTACCTTCTTGACCTTTGGGGTCTCAGGCTTTGATGGCGGGGTTGCCGTCTTGACCCGGATTTTCATTGGGGTGCTCCGTTGCTTTGCAGTTCGGCTCTCAGTGTTTGTGCTTTGCCCTGCACCTTCAAAAAACACGTAATCAAGAAGGTGAGCACAAAGGCTATGAAGATGACGTAGGCAATGATAGTTATGAGTTTGTGAGCACGTTTGTGCTTGCGCATGTTCTCAGTCTCTACGCCAACCCAGGCATGACGAACTATGCCATTGTAGCGCCGTGGGTCTTTGTTAAGGTCGTTCACTCCGTTACCTCTCTTTCGTAGACGGTGTTGTACACGTCGAGAGCGCGGATAGCGCGGCTGTTCTCCATTGTGGCCTTGCGGTCACAATCCTTGCAACGTAGTTCAATGAGCTTGCGCTCGTGCTGTGAATGAGCTTCGACCCCGTTGCTAAGGTCGATCTCAGTTGAGTAGGTCACAAGGAATGACCACTTCGCAGACCCACAGTTACGACAGGTCAGCGGATCAGTCTCTGCTGTGTCAGGCATTGCTAACCCTTTCTAAATTGCATCCGAATGGTAACTTTCGTGGTGACAGGGACTGCGAAGTAGGCCCTTATTATGCACCTCGGTCTTGCGTCGAAGAGTGTGTCGATGTAGGCTTTCGCAGCGTCTAAGCCTCTACGATGGGCAACCGGTTCCCCGGCTCCGTCGTATATGTGGCAGGAATGACCGGCATCCTTTACAAGCTCCTCGTAGACCCTGATATGGTAGCCCTTGTAGTCCTCTGCCTTGTACGTACGTCGCACAACCAACGGCCTGTTGGACGCACGCAGATCTGCATAGACCTTCTGAGCTATCTTCGTCTTGGGTCCGTGTGACGGCTTGCCTAGCTGACCGTACAACTTCAACATATCAGACGCTGATACCACCTTAGTAGCCACTCGAACCTCCATTTAGACACACTTCCGGCGCTGACCCATTATATCATGAGGTCCGCAGATCTGTCAAGAAATATTTTCAAAAATCTTGCCGGAATTAAAACGGCGGTTTCGTACCCCCTAATATGGTTCTTAACTTGTAAATTATTGATAACTATACTCATATGTCAATACCTAAAATACATATTGGGGGGTAGCGGACCACCGTTTTTATTATCGAGGCCATTTTCAGCAATAAAAAGAGCCGGCTCTCAGACCCTGTGAAGGGCGAAAACCGGCTGGAAAGGAGTTCAATTGAGCGGCTATTGCTGCTCGGGTTGCGGCGTTTCGGTGCCAGTACCGGTTCCCGATCCTTCCTGGGATGAGGAATTATCCTGCTGAACTGGCGTTGGTGCCGGGGCGGGAGTGGGCGCGGGAACCGGGGTTGACGGCGTTGGGGCGACTACCGGCGTCGGCTCGGGCTGTGCTTCGACAGGTGCTGCGGTCGGTGTAGCAGAGACTGCGATTGTGCTCGGGTCGGTCGGCGGGGCAAGCGGCGGTACCGAGGCCGGGGAGCTTCCATCGGTCGGCGGCGGTGCGAGCGCGGCGGCAAGGTCGACAAGTCCGATCGACTTCACGGACACCATATCCGCTTGAACGGTGTCAAAGGTTGCGAGTATCTGGTCCTGTGTGATCTCGCCACTGTTGGCCGCGTTACGCGTGTCCTCGAAGTGGCCCATCCACTTGTCGAGCATCTGACCGAACGATGCTTGCTGGTTCTGCAAGGCATCCTGACGACGGGCGCACATGACTTTCAGCGCGGCTATCGTCTGATTGGCGATACCGAGTTGACCTTGTAGCTGGTCGACTGTCGGCGTCTGATCTTGATCCATAGACTATATACCATCCTTCCAGAGAAGTGACAGCCGCTGCTACTGCTTTGGCTCGTTGTTGTTGACAGTGATCGGCTGCGGTTGCTGCTGTGACTGAGCAGCGGCGGCGTTGTCGAGGATCTTGTTCGTAACGTCGCTAGGCGTACTGTCTGCCGCCTTGTTGCTCATTTCTGAGTTGTGCTTTAGAAGCTTGACGAGTGTCACTGCCCCGCCAATGACCAGGCCGAGTTGGGTAACAAGGTTTGTGATCTGGTCAGGTGTCCACGCTGCCATTGGCCTTTCCTTTCCTGACTACGCGTCTCTGATAGTCTCCGACATCGACTTGCCGGTAGAGTTGTCGCTGCTGTTACGGTGCGCAGGGTGTGAGGATGTATGGATTAGTATAACCCTCGTACGTTCTGCCCACTCTTGGTTTGCCTCGTTGGATGTCCTGCGGAACTCACGTAGCTCTGCAAGACGCCCTGCAATGTTGTCGGTGATGGTCTTAGCCTCTACGCTCTTGTTGACTTTCAACAGCCCTGTGAAGGCCATCTCAACAGTCTCTTCGAGGATCTGTATCTCCTTCTGTCGGTCGTGAAGCAGACGAGTCTTTTCCTCGTTGTCAACTTCGAGCTTGAGTATCCTGTCAGCTTGAAACGAAACACTTTCCATCAACGAAGTTATGCGGTCGTGTTGTGTCTTGACTACGATCTGCAAGGCTTCGTTAGCTTGTTTGAGCATCTGTAACATGCCCCATTTCAACAGCCCGAAGGCCATGACAGCTATGACCACAAACTCTACCCCGAACTCCAAACTCGGAACCAAACCATGTTGCATAGTCTATGCTAACCCCCTTACTTACCTGCGTCTAACCAGGTAAGCCCTTTCTTCAATGCGTTGGTTGCGAACATTGCTGTGCCTGGGTTATTACTTGGGTCAAAGTTTGCGTTGCCACCGTTATATCCATTGCGGTAGAATATCTCAACAAGTACGGTAGATCCGGCAGTAACAGACACTGTGCCTGTTGTATCCCATGCACCACTACTGTATATAACACTTCCCCCTACCCTTATCTTGAGTAGGTCATCCCATATACCTACGTACCAGTCAAACGTGATCGTAGACCCTGTGGTATTCTTCAAGTTCATTCGAAGATATAGCGTGTCTAGGACGCCAGGAGTTGAATACCTCCAACACATATCAATGGGTGATAGGCTGGCTTCTTCCCAATAGAACGGGTTAACAGTTCCGGGTTGGTTGGTTCCCGGTGTCCCGGTCGCATCTGGGAAGTAGCTGTCATCCAATGCGCTCGATATGGTGTTACCCTCGGCTAGATAGCCGCGTACTCGCCACACCGGGGTTCGTGCAGCATCTGCGAGTGCACCGGCCCCGCCAGTAGTAGCGTACGGTGCTGTCGGCGCTGCAATCAAAACATCTTGTTCCGTTACGGTCGTAGGGTCTATGTACGGCGATACACACTTGATCTTAACCACAGTACCTACCAGCGTCGACGCCACAGCGAACCTTCCCAGAGCTTGCGTCAAGTTGACAAACACGTCAGTATTGGTATGCCCCGTAGCTAGCGTACTTCTCTGGGAACGAAGCATATCAGAGACAGTGTAGTGATTAGTCGTTACCAACGTTGCCGTGGCCCAACCCATAATCTCATAGTTTGCAGCGTTGCTCACCGACTGGTCAGCCTGGGTCAGTAGGCCGTAATTGCCTTGACCGGTTAGCACTGAGTTCTCAGAGGTTGTGGATAGTGCATTGTTCGTAGCAACGTTGAAGGTCTCGGTAGCGTCGAACCCGTTGCCGTTCGGAGTGTATGTACTGCCCAGAGCGGTTGAGGCAACCCCGAAGATCGACCTTGCAGAGATAGTGCCGATCGGATCGTACGTAACGCCTCCGTCTGTGGACATCATGACTGTGCAACCCTGCCAGCCCACAGCCCCTGTCGCCGCTACGTAGACACCGGCATTCGTGCCGTCCGTGTCTCGTAGCTCCTTGCCTGACCACGCAAAGAAGTCAGTGGCTATCGGAGTGCCGTTGGTAGTCCCGCCTGTCGGCGTCGTGCCGGTCGTAGTCTGTGTGATTACGCCGTCGTCATCGGCTACAAACTTACACCTCATCTCGCCTCGTGGGGCGCATTCCATCTCCACGATGCGAACACGTCTTAGGGTTCCTGAGCTATCAGTCTGTAACATGATGACATCAGCACAACAGAGCTTAGTCCATCTCGGGCTTACTTGTGCTGCGTAGGTGTCACGCTCTACCCACTGCAAGTACATTAGGCGCTCTGCCATCTGCCTTGCTTCATTGTCGCCCAGTGTCAAAGGATATGACTGTGTGATGTAGTTGTTGCACCGGGCTGACTGCCGTATAGCTCCTTGCGTAGCTTGCTGCATATCGATAGAGGTAGAGTAGTAACCTACGTCGATGCGTTTTGGTAGGGTCACATCCTCTGCACGACTTTTCACAACTCTCTGGATAGGAGGAGCAGTACCGCTGTCTACAGTCTGAACACCGAGATCGTCATTCGCCCAGGTCAAGGTAGCCACGGGAGCGCCACCACGCGGTATACCCTTAACCTTGCCATCGACATCTACCAGATCGAACGAGTAGGCATCGAGCAGCGGCTGTATAGCAGACTTGACATCGGTTCTTGACGCCATCACAATCCCTGTGACCTGCGTAGTCGACAGAAGCGACAAGTCCATTTCGGTAGAGGGGTCTATGTCTACCTGAGCCATCATGTCGCTCAGAACCTCGTCGAGCATCGAGGCCCCGGTGTCGATCTCCACGCTAAAGTTCGGCAGACGGTTTCCGAAGTTAGTGACAGCGAAGTTCTCAAAGACTATGTAGCACGTTCCACGGAACGCCGGGTTGTCAGATCCAGCCGGGAGCACGGTGTTGCTAGCGCTAGTGATAATCAGCGGGTCGGCTAACTGGGTCTCTGTACCGTAGTACAGGCGCACATGCGAGCCGTCTGATAGCGTCCAGCTATCCCCGACCTGGTTGCTCAGACCATCGAAGATAGCAGCGTGTGTTACTGTACCGTACTGCGATGTAGGTGTGCCGGGGGTAGTTAAGTTGTCAAGAATTACGATGTCATCAGCAAAGATCTTGATATGCCCAGACCCGATCCTGTTACCACGGCACAACGCCAGTGCACACGACAAGGTGTAGGTGTAGTTCCTAGTAGTGACTGTTGGGCCACCACCGAATGACTTACCGCCACCGCCGCTGTTGATGTCCTGCTCGTGCTCTACGAGGTCGGTTCCCCAGATGATGATACCAGGGATGCGGACCTTACCCCAACACTGTGGGATCGAGGTGCCGTACGAAGCTACCGTAATTCGTAGGTCGCTTACACGGCCCATATCGGCTGTGAAGTAGTGTTGCCGAGAGCTATCTATGTATGATCCTACTGTAGTGCCTATCGACCACCCTAGCATTGCGCCAGCTATCGAGAACGCTAGACCCGGTGCAGCTATGCCGCCGACAACCCCACCGATAACTCCTAGTATCAATGTAGCCATTGAACTACTCCAATCGATTAAAACGCCAGACTGAGTGTATCTGGTTATGCCAGGTGGAGAACGGAACCTCTGTGACCCTAGATGCCAACCCCATGAACCAGGAGTGGATTATGGTCTTATCCTCTGTGTAGTACACTAGATGGTGGAACATCTGGTATGGGTGTTCTACTCGCAACAGGATAACGTCGCCAGGTTCGAAGTCCTTCGTCTCTTTCTGGGTAAAGGATGATCCAAGACACTCGATCATTTCGAGCAGCTTATCAGCCTTCTTGTCGTACTTTGGTCGGTCCTCAATGACTGTGCCATCCATCAGGTTAAGCCCGATAGACAGCATACCGTAGCAGTCAAGGCCATGCCCCAACACTCGTCCTCCGTGGTGGAATGGAGTGCCTAGCGTTCTACGTATCGCCGTGGTCATCTCAGCGACTGTTACGATGGTGGCCTTCCCGTCGTAGCTAGGTAGTCGTTGCCCGGTACGTACGGCTCCGAGTGGATGTTCACTAAGTTGTTGAACTTGCTCCTGCATGTTAGTGGGTTCCTATCACAGCCAGCTTCGAGCACGACTGCATCGCCCACAATCACTGTGAACTTTGTCGGCTCTTGCAGCACGATCGTCATGTTACCGTGGCCGTCAGAGGTTGAGGTTTTGACTTCCATGCTAATGTCATGGTTCAAACCACCGCCGCCACCAATGGTGCCAAACCTAACCATGCCGTAGTCGTAGTACCCGGTAATGTTGCTATCGGAGAATATCAGGGTACGCACGTCGACCACTGTAGCCACTGTTGCCGAGTGACGAAAGCCCGTCATGTTAACCTTACATTGGCTGTCACCCAACTGGTTAACTCGGCACAGCGGAGTGATGACATCGCCTATCTGTTGGTTAAGCTTCTGTCCCAGAGAGTTAATTGCCAACTGAGCCTGACCGTCGCCGTAGTCGGCTTGCCCGGTAGTGCCTTTGATATCCGTTATGTGCAGCATCGTTAGGTCGTTGGGGTTGACACGCATGATCGTAATGTCTGCGTAGTCATAGCGCCCACCGTCCAGATCCTCTTCGAGAATGTACGTGCTGTCGATCGCGAATGTCATGTCGGTCTGGTCTGTAGTCAGGTCAGCATTGGTCTTAGGGGCTGCGGGTGTCACACTGTTGGGCTGATACTCTAACCCGCTGTATGTTATCGGGAGATCCCAATCGGTGAACCCCATTGTCACGCCATCGACCCTACTAACCTTTATGAGCACAGCTACTGGGGATGGCGGTGACTGTAGATAATCGTCGAGGGCCACGCTTATGTTTCTCATACCGGGACCTCCAATATATTGATGCTATCCCAGTCCATGACATCGAAGTCGCTCCATGCCGCTGTCTGGTCATCGACATCGAAGCGCATAGGCGTGTCCCAATAGCCGTCCCACGCGAATGTATGCCCGACTTGGTTTGTGTTGAAGGTAACAATCCCTGTGGTCACATCCAAACTCCAATTACCAGAGCTAGGCCACGGCGTTGAACTGCCGTCTCGGTATAGGTGGAATGGAGTTGCACCGGTGCCGGTCGTACCGCCAGCGCTGTTCATGTCCGGTTTGCGGATAGGCACAGTCTCTGTTCTCCCGGCGTATACTCTCTGGTGATAGAGTTGCATAGTGGTGCCGGAAGTGTACAGAGGTAGACTTTCCGAGGCAAACGTTTGCCCGTTATCAGTGCTTGTGAAGTATTCGCGAAGATTGCGAAACCGCCAACCCCAGGCTTTACCCTGAGCAGCGGCAAAGTGAGCCGAGATTACCTTCATCGCATTCTTTGACTTGGTAGTCAGGTTGATCGATAGTTTCCAGTAACCTCGGCTCTGCATCGGGAAGCGGCTTTCGGGTCCGTGCGCAATCCCTGCTACAACCGTGGTGTTGTAACTGAGACCACCTTTAGTTCCCCAATCGAGTAGAGGGTCTAATTGTATCTCAAGAAACCCAGGTGTAGACATGGACTGATACCTACCTTATCGTTTTCATCGCACGTCGAGCATCCTGCATCATGGATGCTTTGGACTGTCGGAAACCGCGAACGTCGGGTGTCGTAATATGGAAGTTCTGGTTGATCACAGTCTGTGACCCTCCACTCTCACCTGTCCACGCCCCGCCGCCGTTCTTGTTCTTTAGTTTACCAAGAGGCACAATCATTCCGGGTCCGTCAGGGATTAGTACCTCATTGTCGTTTACGTAGGTCGGAACGCCTGGGATAGCGCGACCGCCTTCGGCTGCATAGTACACAACAGGTGCACTAGGGGCAGGTGTGGCGACGGGGGATTGGGTAGGGGCAGACCCTCCCCCACCGCCGCCCCCTCCTTTCCCGAGGGAAAGGAAGCCTAGACCGGTGCTGATAATCCCTGTGAGTGTGCTAGCCCAGTTAGAGCCACCACTAGTGAAACCAGAGCCGGTACCTATCTGTCGCGAAAGGTACTTCAATATCTGTGATTGAAGGTACTCTTCTGCCATCTTTGTCAGCGTCTGAGTGAAGCTGTCATAGATGCTCTTGAACAACCGAGTGAATACATTGGAAAGGTTGTTACCCATTCCACTGATTTTCTTGTTGGTCTGGTCGATCTGCTGTTGTATCTGCTGTAGCCGTTGGATGTATGGGTCGTTAGGATCGTTAGGGTACTGGTTCTTGAACTGTTGCTCAGCTACTTGGTACTGCATGTATTCGTTCTGCTGTTCAAGTTTCTGTTGCTGCAAGCTCCCTCTCTGCTGTGGGTCAGGATTGAACGCACTGTTAAGCCCATTCATAAACCCCTGTGCCAAAGCCTGTGTACCCTGCGACATCATGTCGGAGATCTTCTTGCGAAGGTCTAGCTGCTTCTGTAGCTGGAAATTAGCCTTTGCTAAGTCCGTGTCAAACCCAGGTGGCAGAACGAAGTCGAACACCGGTCGGCCTTGTTCGTCGACGCCGATCTGCTGTAGCTGCTTGAAACTGTCAATGTATGCTTGCAAGCTGTTAGGCTTATCACTAGCATCCATCAACTGCTTAGCAGTGTTTGCGTAGTCCTCGATCTGCTTCTGCCTTGTTGCCTGGGCTTGCTGCTGAACAGTCTGAGCTTTCAGTTCATCCTCGTAAGCCTTGATAGCCGCTTGACCGACATCTCCCCAATCTGCTCGTATACGTGCCAGGGCTTCTGCGTTTGCAGCTTCCCAGTCGTGCACAGCTTTCATGGGTGCGTTGTACATGTCAGCGATTGCGTTCTGGCTTTCCAACGACTTGGCCTGTAGCTGTCGTCGCTGGTCGACTAGGAACTGTGCGCTCTCAGCGTTCTCTTCGTCCTGAGCCTCTTTCTTGATGCGATCTTCAAAGACGTTGAGCTTTTCCTTCTCAGCGTCTGTGCCATGTTGCAGTATGTTGTCTATCGCATCGAAGTTATCCTTCTTCCACTTATCAAGGGCTGCTTGCCGCGCATTAGCGAAACTCGGGAAATACTTCTCAGAGATCTTCTGCTGGTACTGCTCCCACTTATCGTCAAGTGAGCGTCCTTGAGCTTTCAAGAACGTATCGGCATCACCCTGGTCAGCTTGACCAGCCGCCTTCATTGCCTGATTAGTCTTGTCGAGATCGGCCTGGTCGTTGCGGCTTAGCGGTCCCATCTGATTTCTCAGTGTTGCCGGGTCCTTGATGATACCTTTACGTACTAGCTCGTTGATCTGTGCGATCGCAGAGGCTGTGTTGCTCTTAGGCTGCGTACTTTCGTCCGCTTTTCTCTGGAAGGAAGATACCATGCTGTCTAGTTGGCCCATTGCCAGCACTTGACGCTCGGTATCGAGGACTGTGCGTTTAGTGGCGTCATCCAGCAGACCCCACTTCTCCGCACCGCCCTCGGCTTCAACCGCTGCCTTCTTGACTTCATCGCCAGCGATCTTTTGAGCGAACGCCAGATCCTGTAAGTCTTTGACAGCCTTGAACCTTGCTGCCGTATCTTCCTGTGCCTGGATCGCACCCATGTAGGACTTCTGAGCACCGGGTACCGTTCCAAGAGCGTTCCATTTATCGAGACCGCCAACGTTCTGAATTGCACGCTGTTCCAGATAGCTCTTAGAGGCTACGGCTACCTGGTCGTTCATCTTGTCTACAAGAGCTTTGACGTACGCTGCGTGCTCAGCAACATCGGCCTGGGCTGCGAGCTTTAGTAGAGCTTCACGCTGCTTCGTATCCTTTATTAGACCTAGCTTTGTTGGCTCTGCTAGAAGCTGTCTAGCTTTCTCGACCTCGTTATTGGTGTCAAGATCCTCTTTCTTTGCCTTGAGACTGATAATCATGTGCAGACTATCGATCTCTTCTTTGTACCTCTTCTGAGCAGCCTTGCGCTCAGCCTCTTCCTGTTTGGCGGCTTCCTTAGCAGCTTTGGCCCTATCAGCCATTGTCTGCATATCGGCATGTGTTATTCCACCGTTGGTGGCAGTAGGTGGCATGTACGGTATTCCGTCATTACTACCTCCACCGCCCCCCGGCATGAACGCATGTGTGTAGCCGCCCCATGTCGCTGCTGCTATATCAGCCTTCGATAGCACCCTGTCATCCGACACATAGTCGGGGTTTCGAGTATTCCGGTGTTGCGGGTTCTCGATGTTGCTTTCTAGTCGATGGGCAGCCCCATTCTCATAGTGTACTGCCCAGAAATGCCCACGACCATACCTATCGCCAGGAGCCGCGTGCATCAAGGTACCTTCGGGGTAGTTGCCGGAAGCATCAGGGCCTACTCTGTTTGCACGTGTGTCAAACGATGAGACACTAGCTCCTAATACTTTGGTCAGTTCCCCCGCACAGTCCCTGCCTATGTACTTGCCGAGATCTTGCATCATCGACTGTACGTAAGTAGGAACTACCTTCGGGTCATAATGGCCGCTACCTACGGCTGCACGCCGCTGCTCGGCTGTTAGCTTAGCCTGATCGTGTAGGTAGTTAGTCAGAACAGGTAGAGAAGCCTCAAGGGCTGCTAACCTAGCTCGCATCCCGCTCTCTGTACTGTAGTTCGGGTTAGACGTATCGTAGCCCTGCGACTTGAGAGCATCGGAAGCGAAGATATCTCGGTTAGCTTGTCTTGCCTTGCCGCCTATGCCTGGGTTCCAATGGCCCCATGCATCCTGCAATGCCCCTTGTAGATCTGCAATCTCTGTGGATACCTTGAGCTTTGCAACGACCGCAGCCCCGCTAGCGCTGGACGCTGCTGCCTGGGCCTCAGCGTTTGCGAAGTTCTGTGCAGACTTAGCGGCCTGGTCCTGGGCAGAACGCATGTCATCATATGCGCCCTTGAGCTTGTACAGTTCGAACGCAAGTCCCGCTACAGCTAGCACGAGGATTGCGATAGGTCCTGTACCTGCCAGGGATAGCTCAGCCAACGATGCACCAAAGCCAGTACCGGCTCCTGCTGCACCTCGGAACGCCCACAGCAAGCCTTCGCCGGGTCCGAGGGCCTTAATCAAGAACCTCGCACCGTCTGTTACCTTAACTGTAGCCCCGAAGAACCTCAAGAAGTCGATGCCCAGTTTGGCTACGATAGATAGAGCACCAAACGCTGTGACCGCGGACTGTACAGGCTGAGGAAGCTTTTGGAATGCTTCCATAGCTGTTAGCACAGCGTCTGCTATCCGCTTTATTGTCGGCATCCATGTGATGAACAGTTTCATCGCACGCTCGCCAACCGGCATGAACTCTACCTGGATCGTTCGAATGAACTGCTTCCACTGGTTCTGTCCAGCTTGCATAGCTCGATCGAAGCGCTGGTCAACTGTAGTGTCTGCTAGCCCCTTCTGTGCTTTGGTTGTCAGCACAAGAGCGTCGTGGTAGTCCTTAGCGCCTGACTTCATCAAAGCCATAGCACCAATGCCGCCACGCATAGCTCCGATCAGCGAGTTGACAGCCTCTGCGTTACCACCCGTAACCTGTTTGATATCCGACAGGACACCGTATAACCCACGACCAGCCAAACCTGATGACGAGAAGTCCTTAACGAGATCAATACCCATGCTGTTCGCACGGGCTTGAAGTAGCTCGATGTTCTTTCGGGCTTCCGCTGTTGGATTGGCAATGTGGTTGAGCAGGTTAGTTACCTGCGTGTTGGCCTCAGAGGTTGAGAACTTCTGCTGTGTTAGAGCAGACAGAGCCGCTTCGACGTCTGCAAGCTGAACACCGTAGTTAGCCGCCATTCCTGTTGCTTTGCCGGTGTTGTCTGTCCACTCCTGAATAGTCGAGTTGCCGCGAGCAGCAGCAATCGCTATCAGGTTCATAGTGTTTGCAGCCTCCCCACCCTTGATGTGAAAGACATGCATGGTTCCGGCAAGAGCGTTTGCGGTACTATCAACCTTTGACTGTGTAGAGATCGCTTCCTTAGATGCGACCATGAGAATGTTCTGAGCTTCCGCGCCCTTGTAGGCGTGGTTGGCAATCCTCATGTACCCGTCGGAAATGTCGTCAAGCTCAGCCCCTGTTGCTTTGCCAGTGGACAGAACTACTTGCTGCATCTCCTTCAACTGAGCGTTGGTCATCAACGTATTGTTGGCGACCGCAGTTGTTTTGGCTTCGAACCCGGCATACATACCAGCAGTAACAGCCTCTATGCCTGTTATAAGGGCTGCTGTGTTGCTAAGGGCGCTACCTACCGCTTGCCATCGAGCCGTCGTAGCTTCTGCCGCTGCTTGCTGTTCGGCTACGTACTCTTCCACGGACGCGCGATTGGCTGCTAGGCGCTTTGCATCCTCTTCTGCGAGGATTGCCGTCATCTCGCGCTCGATCGCTGCACGCTCGGCAAGAGCTTCCTTCACCTGTGCGTTTATCGAAGCTTCGTACTCAGCGTTCGCCGCCTCGCGCTCGGCAAGCATTCCCTTTTCAAGATTTACCAGTTCACGAGAGGAAACCTTCCACTCGTTTGTGTATATGGCAAACGCTGACATCCTTCTCTGGAGAAAGACTTGATATGCTTCCGCACTGAGGTTGCCGTTCTCGTATTCGAACTTCGCAAGGTTTGCTAACGACTCCTGCTTCTGCTTGTTGGCAAGGTCGGTGGCCTTCGCATCATCTGCTCGGGCCTTCTCGACCGATCGCGCTGCTGCTTCCTCTTCCGCTAGCAGAGCCGTGTACTCTTCCTGAAACTTACGTTCAGACGCTATGCGCTCGGCATCTGCCTGTCGCTTTGCCTCAGCCATCTCTCGGTTAGCCTGTTGGTCAGACCGTAGACGCTGAGAAGTAAGTTCTCTTTCCAGAGAGACCATCTGCGTAGCAGCAGCCTTCCACTCCGATGTGTAGGCTTCGAACGACTGCATACGCTGTTGCAAAAACTTCTTGAAATCATCGGCTGACTTCTGCCCCATCTGGTACTCGTACTGCGTGCGGTTCATTGCTGCTCGCTGTGCACGGGCAGAACTTTCCTCGATGGTTCTGTTGGAAGCAGACGCAGCCCGTGTAAAGGCTCCGTTCATAGCCTCTGCGGATTTCTCCATCATGGCTTGCGTCTGCTTCATCTGAACTTCGACCTTAGAGAGACGTGCGTCTAAGGCTGCTGTGTCGGCGCTGATTACCGCCTTCAATTCTGCAATTGTGCTAGCCATAGTTTTCTCTCCAAGGTCTCAGTCATTGCGAGCTATCTTCGGCCTCTTGGACGATCGAGCAAAGCTTTCTCGATTAGGTTGTTAGCCTTGTCGAAAATGATTGCCCAATCCCGCCAATACGAACCTCTCGGCGCTGCTTCAAGTTCCCACGGAGTGCAATTGAGAACCTGACAGGCTTTGATTATTCCGTACTCTCGGCAGTATCGTCCGTTGATACCTTTCGTGAGATAGAACTTCGCAATTTCTTTCTCACTTCCAAAGGGGGCCGGTTCATATCATTGAAGCGCTCAATGATCCTCCATAGGACGCCAGCGTCCACACCGGCCGCGATGATGGCCTCGACCTCAATCGGGATCGGGTTGCCATCGTTCGTCAGGTCCCAATCCGAGACGTACATCTCGCACTGTGTTGCGGCCCGTCGAAGCGTGGTCATCTCGGGGCTGTTGTTCAGGTTGGCGAGAAGATCTTCGTTCTTCGGATTGAGGGTGTTCTTCCAGAAGTAGCAGTAGCAGAACGGATCGGCCTCGCGCTGCTGCCGCTCATCCTCTTCGCCCACATCGTTTATGTACGGCTCCATGATAAGCTCGCCGTCGTCGCCGCGAGCCTCCGTGTCGAGGTAGATAGGTACGGGTCCTACCTTCTCGACTGCGCGAGCCTTGACATCCCCGCGATTGTGCTTCGGGAATACCATAGTTGGTTTTGACTGTGTTTTCATTGGTTGCCCCTAATGTTACCTTTCATGGATAAAGACCACCCCCACAAGGTCTGTGAGGGTGGCCCGACTACTCTCTGGGAAGAGAGGTATTACAGTGTTGCGAGACCACAGATGACTTCGAGGTTGATGTCGTTGTTGGTCGTGTCCTCGCCGGTGTAGAAGTCGTAAGACCCTGCGAACAGTTCGTCGCTGTCGGTCTCGTCCTCGTTGCTCGTGAACAGTGAGAACCCATACTTGATCGAGTTGTACGTGTTCGGGGAACCCGATGCCAGGATAGGGCCGGTAGCCTGTAGCTGTAAGTAGCTCTGCGTGCTTGCTTCCAGGTTGTTGAGGAAGTAATCGCTCTCCGTACCCTCAGCGACTATTAGCTTGCAAGAGCAATCCGGGATCTTCTCAAGGATGCCGCCGATGCTGCTTGTGGCGTCGTCGATGAAGATCTGCGAGCGGTACTTCGCCTTGACGGAGAGTTCGATATCCTTCGCCGTCAGCAGCTTACCGCCTGACAGACCCGCATAGGTAGTCGCGTAGTTTACGCGGCAGTCCAGCATGTTGACCAGGACCGGCGAAATCATCGTCGGGCTGCTGGTCATTGTGATCGGCTTCGTTGGGTACTGCCCGAACCCTGCACAGTCGTAGTCAGCCATTGAGTCGCTGATATGGATTGTGAGGTCCGTCATTGTGCCGAAACCGAACTTGCTGTTCTCACCCTGGTTGTTGCCGTACTCAAACGAGATCGTTTGCGGCGTGTCAACCGTTGTCGGGAGCATTGCGTACGTGTACTTGTACGCACCGGTCGCAGGGTTTGTCGGTGCAGCCCCTGATGCGGCGTTGAAGAGAAAAGCCCCAAAGTACGCCATGATGTTGTAGCCGAGAGCGCCGGTCATCTTCCATTCCGACCAGCGCTTGCCTCGCTGCTGTCCGATAGCCGACTTGTGGCCCTCAGCGTCTGCCTTCTTGACGTTGTTCTGACGCTTGTTGGTGAAGGTGGCGTTCTTGAACGCCTTGTTAGCCGCTACGATGGTCCCACCTGTGGTCTCAAGTCCAAACTGAAACCCACGTAGCTTCTTACCGATAAGCATGTTTGTTGCCATCGATCCAAGTTCTCCTGTTCTTAGAGGTTGATAGCTGCTTTGGGCTACGTGGTAGTAATGGTGCTACCAGGGCCGGTCAGCGGACTTTCGAGCGTTAAGCCGCCCAAAGTGGCTACGGTCGCCACATAGTAGTTGTACGTCATACCTGACACCATCGAGTTGTCATCGAATGACGTTGTACCCCACGCTACGTACGCGAATGGCTGCGCGTTTTTGCGTTGAGCTACCCCGTTGTGGCTTGTCGAGTTAAGCCGGTAGATGTTGTAGCCGAGGAATGGGCCACCGGACGGTGCAGTCCACGCCACAGTCACCTTAGTACCTACCTGAGTGTTTGTCACTCCGGTTGGCGGTGGGCTACCTACGTACTCAGCCCCCGAGGTGCTTGTGTTGGGGCCTTCGTTGCCAGCGCTGTTGATGCTGCTGACTTCGTAGTAGTATGTATTGCCGTTCGTAGCCGTTGCATCCACAAACGTCTGCCCTACGAATGCAGCGCCAGCGCCTAGCGTGGTGTACGTACCGCCGATCGTTGCCGACCGCTTAACATTCACTGATACAGCACCGGTTGCGTTTGTCCACGTCAACGACACCTGGTTGTTACCGGGCGTAGCTACTAGGCTAGTTGGTGCTGCCGGTGGGGTCAGTGAGACACCCGTACCCTGCGCTGAGTTTGCCGACGCACCGGAACCGTTGGTGGCCTGAACCACGTAGTAGTAGTTCGTATTGGCGGCTAACCCGGTGTTGTCGGTGAAGCTGTTAGTAGCGCTGGTACCTATCTGCGAGTACCCCGATCCATTCGTGGTTGATCGAAGGATGTTGTACCCCGTCGCGCCCGTGGTCGATGTCCACGCTAACGACAGGTTCGCAGAGTTTGCTACGGCTGATGCTACCAACCCGGTCGGTGCGTTGCACAGTGTACGGATCGTCGCGGTTGCAGGACCATTTGTGGTACCGTTCGCATTGACCATCTGTGTACGTGCAATGTAGTCCGTACCGGCTGTCAGCCCCGTTAGGCTGTTCATGCTAGATGCAGTAGCGCCCGTTAGGGTAGTTACGACAGAAGCAAACGTGGTGTCAGCGGCTGTGGTAACTTGGATGTTGCACGACGTAGCACCCGAGGTAAGCGCACCGGGGTTGAACTGGATGCTAGTCGTAGCTACGGTACCAGCGGTAGGAGCGGCAGGAGCGGTCGGAGCAGACGCACCGACAAGGGCTACAGTCATTGCGATGCCGGGGTTAGGTGTACCGCCCTCCGAAGTCCATCCGGGGGTTACAACAGTACCCGAACTTGAGGTTACAGCGTTTGCGTACTCAAGAGCAAGCACACCATAGGTGCCAATAGCACCGGTACTGGCTGCGTCTAGGGTGTAACCTGCCCCTGCTGCCGGGGATGCAACCGGACCAGCGAAGAAGAATACCGACGATGCTACGAAGTCGTTAGCCGCCCCGGTAGTTACAGACGGAGAACTTCCATTCTGTGCGTGCTGAACTGCTGAGGTAGGGGTCTCATTCGCTGTGGCATTCTGGAAACCCTGAACACGCATCACCCACTGTGAGGTGTTGGTGGGCATTGACGATATTGTTATGGTACCTGCCGCGAGAGCACCACCGGACCATGTGGTAGCCCACAAGTCCATAGTGTATGTGCCATCAGCCTGGGTCTTGATCTTTGTCCAGCCGCCATTGTTGACAGTACCGCCGGTAAACCCGCTAGCACTTGGCGCTGTAGACCCGGACGCAGCCGCTGAGGAGTTGTTGTTCACGACCCATACAAGTAGCACGCCAGACGTTCCCGACATGGCGATGCTTCCGATGTTTCCTGAACCTGTACCAGATACAGCACTTACCATGCCGTATCCGTGGTCAAAGGCAACGTTAGACATCTATAGGCTCCTTCCTACATTAAGTAGTAGCAGATTTCGTAATCTCCACCGAGATGACAGTAGTTAACAGCGTCTGCGAAAGTCGGATACTTGATCGGATTTTTACGGACGATGGACATTATCATCAGTTGAACTGTGTCATCATCAGGGTCTATCCACACCTGCTGAGACTTCGGCCTACCGGCGCTCGGGTCGATCTGGTTCTGCCAATCGAATAGACGATCAATTGTGTTCGCCATGTCTGCGAGTAGGCTAAAGTCGCTGCCCTCGACCACGCCCTTTATCTGGTAAACCCCCTCACTGTAAAATCGGTACCCAAAGTTTCCTCTGTAGTCCGTGCTATGTATCATCCTAAAGACACCCATAGGGGCTGTAACGCTAGTTCCTTCCGGTATGTTCTCCTCTCGGAAATTGGTACCGTAAGTCGCTGCCCAGTGAGTGTCATCAATGCATTGGTGATAGATATACTTCGCCAATGTACTTAGCTCATTCACTGCTACCTCCTTGTAATCTTGCCTTTAACAGATAGGCCGTCCATAGCCTTCCTGATTTTGTCTGTCAGCGTCCGCTTGTTGTCCATAACAGCGGGAGTTATGAAAGGCTGTGGGTTGGTCGCACTGTTCTCAATGTTGTTGCCGTACGCAACCCCGCATATGACCCATGCTTCATCAGGGTCCTCGGGTCGCGTCTCCTCGATCATGTCCAACGTCTCGTTGGGTCCTATGCGGCGACCTTTGGGCGTCTTTCCGCTAGACCGGGCTGAGTTGAACTTGCTCTCGGCATTGCTTCGACATTGATTATAGTCAGAGCTAGCAGTGGTTGTTACGTATATGCTCTCAGCAAGGGCCTCCGTATCTCGTGGCGCTCGTGCCTTAGCATCCTCTCTGATTATCTCAGCGGTCTCGTACACTGCGGTCCTGATGGCCGTTTTGAGCTTAGCCCTCATCTTCGTTAGACCATCGAGGTTGAGGGTTGTTCGGCTCATATTACAACCTCCACAAGCAAGGCGATGTCGGTCTCGTCTGTCTCAAGCGTGTTATCGAGCACACGGTAGGTTATAGCAGTCCCTGATGGGTTGCCTCCTACTACCGAGACCTGATCGCCTATCGCTATTGCATAGGTCTTGGGTATGTAGATGGTACGCTCGATACGGTCAACGTCGATGTTGTCTTTCGAACGCTGAGGATACGGGCCATTGACTTCATCGTCGACCCTGCACGGTATACCAGTCCCTGCGACTGTCAAGGATACGCGGTCGCCGCCCTGTCCATTCGAGACCTTGCTCTGCCGGTACCAAGTCAAGGTATCATCGAATGAGAGCATGTTTAGCGCAGCCATGTCCGCGAGGAACCCTTCGGACCAGAAGCTGCTCATAGCTACCACCCCCAGGTATCTTCTTGGTTGCCGTCAGGCGACCAGGGACCATTTCTGTACCCGTCGTAGCCCTGCATAGACCCTACGACCCATTCACCCTTCGGATGCAGGTTGCCGAATGCGTAATCACCTCGGGTCATTATTTCGTCACCCGAGCGATCCATTGCAGCGGCTCCCGCAATCTCTGGGATAAGGCTCTCCAATATAGACATGCCACGTTCCCACCACTGCTGCTCTAATGGGTAGCCAGCCTTTGCGCCCGATGTGCTGAACTGGGTTGTAGTGGTGCCTTTTTTGTACAGGATGATTTCGCCGGTCGGACGTTTGCCGCCGATGTAGGGACGGAGCACAGAGGCTACTAGAAGAGACATGCCCTGGTCTATCCCGGCCTGGTACGAAGTATTCAACGTGTAGTAGTCATTGATGGTCGCAAAGGTTTTGATCCATGTGTACACGTTGAAAAACTCGAAGTCGATCTTGGCATCGGGGAGAGAGGTAGGTGTCAAACCTAGCAAAGTCCTGATATTATCATAGACTGCTGTCCAGACAACCCAGAACTGAAATGGATACGAAAGCTGTACGGAACTGACAGTTGGTTGCCAGATACCTTTGTGTAAGCCACCGATAACCGGTGTGTACATTGCAGCGAGTAGCTGAGGATTAGCCGACCCTCCGGGGGTGACAGTGACCGCAGCATTGTTGACGACGCCATCCGGCCTCGTAATGTTGAGGTTAGCGCTGCTCACGGTAAACGCTGATCCGAGATCGAGCGAGTACGTCATGCGCTGGCTCATCGTAGCTTGCATTGTCTACCCCCAGAAAGTGTCAGCGACTGAGAACTAGCCGTACAGACTGTCCTCACTGTCGTATTTGTCGGGATCGATGACCCGACCGTTCTCGTCGATCGGACGGCCCTTATGGTTGACGACAGTGCCTTCGAGGGTCTGAATTGCGGCTCCTCGATGCGGCGACTTGTCGTACTGCGGTCGTCCATCGACGCCAACAGTCCCTGAGTGCGGTACATCCCAGTCATCCTTCGGGTCGTAGCCACCGACCTGTAGGAGCCGTTCAAGGCCGCGAAGCGCTTTGGCCGGTCTGCGAAACCGAACGCTCGTTGGAGACGACGGCATCGGAGACTGACCGTCATCCTGTGTTTCGTCAGGGCTTGTCGATCCCTGTTGGGCTTTTGCTGCCATGTAAGTTTCCTTATCTCTCTGGAAATGAGATTGGCCCCGTTACCCCTAGCAGGGCCTATCTCGTAGAGGTTAAGTAGGTAACGGTTAGCTGCCGATCGCAGGGATCGTGGGCTGCACGTACTTGCTTCCGTCGCCGCCGATGTAGCCGACAGCGCCGTTCGCTCGATTGTATACCGACATGCCGAACTCGCGCTCGTAGCCGCGTGCCCGCAAAGGATGACGCTCGTCCTCGTAGGTGATAACGAAGTCTCCCGCGCCATCGAGAGCGTTGCCTCCGTCGGGCTGGTCGCCACGGATACGCATTGCCACCGGCTTGTCGGGACCGTTCGCCATGTATGCGAACACGTAGTTCGCGATCATCCACGGCTTGACCCAAACCTGCGCACCACGGAACCATCCGATCTGCCGGTTGTACAGCTTGAGCGGATCGATGTTGCCGACGCCGTATTCCTGCGTCTCCGAGAGCCGGGTCTGAACGTATGTGAGCGGCTTGAAGTCCTCAAGGGCCTCCACGTTGCTCTCATCCGCTCGGTTGATGACTATCATCGGCTGACCTTCATTGAAGTGCTCGATGACGGTCTCCAACAGACCCTGCAACCAAGAGTTTGTCCACACAGCGGTTGCGAGGTAGTGAGTGTGGGTGTGCGGGTCGAATGTCTCGCCGTTGGGTCCCGGCGGGATCACTGCACCATCAGCGTTTAACAGCGCCTTGAGGGGGATCGGCAACATACTGGATACCTGGTCGACCCGGTAGTCCACGAAGTTGCTGTTGACCCCCATGAAGATTGCCATCTTGAACTCACGGAGCATGTTCTGGATGTCGCCCGTCATCAGGTTCTGGATCTGGGCGGCGAACTCGTTGGTTCGGCGGTTGAGAACGTACAGACGGTTCCAGCCGAGAGCTTCACCCCATGCATGAAGCGGGAAGCCGACCGGCGAACCCTGTAGGGTTTTCTGCACGTTCGGCGTACCCATTTCGTCCATGCGCTGCGGTCGGGACTTACCGCCGCCACCATAGCGAAGCATACGCTGTGTAGTCTTGTATACGAGATCGCCCATTACCTGGTCGACCTGTCGGTTCCATGCGTTCAGAGCGCTTGCGATCCCATCCCATGCGCGATCTTCCCCAAATTGCGCAATGGTCTGCGTGTTCGCTTTAAGGGTCTGAAACGATGTTAGTGTGCCAAACGTTGTTAAGGCCATCGTCGATGTTACCTATACCTTCCTTAACCTCTACGGGTTATCAGTCTATGAGTAGCCGGGGTGAGCTACTAATTGATAGCGAACACGTAGAGCCGTTCGCTGTCCATCGCCATCGCGATCGGTTTCTGTCCGGTCAGTGTCGATGTGTCGGTGATGCCACCCGGAACAGTGGATGACAGGTAGTAGTCGGTTCCCGGTACAAGCAACTGATCGCTGTAGCCGAAAATGACGGCATCGTACAGTGTAATCGGGTTGCCCTTGCGCACCTTGATTGGTGCCCATCCGCGAACGCGGCTCTGCTTCTGCTCAGCGCCGGATGCGCCGACCGGCTGACCGACCGTTGTGTGCGTGATCTGCAACGGCAGGATTGTCGAAGGCTGAGCAGTGTTGAACAGTGACGACTGAACGCCGATCTGCTCAAGCTCCTTGCCAGCGAAGCTACCAGCGGCTGTGAACACGAAGTTCGGGAAGTTCCCGCTCACCGTCCAGGTCCCGGCCCCGGTTGTTGCCAGACCGGTAATGGCTGTCTGGACATCGGCGTTCGTGTTTGCCACCGTCAAAGGCGCTGTGAACGCTCCGAGGTAGCTCAGTGTATACGAACCGTCGTTTGCCAGACCGTTCGGCTGTTCCGGTTGGCTCATCGTCTGAACGTCGTTAACAGCCGCTGTGGTGCCGGTCTGATCTTCGAGTGCACGCATGACGCGCGAACCCGCTGCCGTATTCATGATATAGCAAGCATCGGCTGCCTGAATGTCCTCACCGGCGATGAGGTCAGGGCCGATCATGTGGTTGGTCGAGGGCGTCGGTGTCGCCAACGAAGCCCCACCCGCAGACTTTACGATCTCTGCCATGTAGTTGTCCTTCCTTTGCAGGTAGATTTTGAGGCGTTAGCCTCTGTTGGTCGGCATTAGACCATGCTGGATGCGAAGCTGACCGCATCTTTCGCGGACTTCTCCTGTTCCTCCTTGGTGCCTTTGCCCTGGTTGCCCCCTTCCATGTTGGGACCCTGCGGAGTGGGCATTCCCTTCGCAAGTGAAGCGGCGTCGGCTTCCCACTCGGCTTCATTGGTCCCTAACATACGCTGATGCCAGCCGTCGGGAAGCTTGTGTTTGGCGGCAATCCGCATCTTCGTGGCCTCATCCTTTGTGGCCTGGGCCTCGGCTTTGACGCGGTTGGCTTCGTCGATTGCCGCTTGCTTCTCTTCGTTTGCGAGCCGTAGGGTTTCGGCAGTGTTGCCCTCTTCCTCGGCCTTCTTCTTCGCCGCCGCTCGATCCGCAGCAGCCTTTTCCTTCTTCTGCTGATCGGCAAACTCCAACTTGGCTTTGGCGACCGCTTCCTCGGTAGCTTTGGCCGTAGCCTCTGCTATCTTGGCATCGAGCGCGGCCTTCCCCTTCTCGTCGAGACCGGCGAGCGGGTCTGTGTCGCCGCCGCCAGCGCCTCCACCGGTGCCGGAACCATCGCCTGTTCCACCGCCGCCTTCGCCACCGCCCCCGCCAGCACCACCAGAGCCTCCACCGTCCTCGGGCTTGCGGTAGATGCCATAGTTACAGTCACCGATACCTGTTCGAAAGTGTCTCATTGTCTTTGCTCCTTTAATCGATCGCAGACCCTAATTGGTCATTAGGGCCTTCGCGGTAAATAATGGTACAACGGCATCTGCTGACGCAGGATCGAGCACCCATAGGTATTAAGCTATTGATCGGAACCCAACCTGCCAGTGTCTGTTCAACACAGTCAGGGCAGTGGTCAGACCCTCCGAGCAGGTTTTTCTCCTCGGTAGACCCCGACTTCACTTCGAGTATCCGGCGCTCGTTCTCGTAGGTAACGCGAGCCGCGTCTGCATATAATGTGGCCCTCACAGCCATTGTGCCATTCGACGCCTGTGCGCCAGTGTATATGTCCTCAGCAAAGCCTTGAAGGTAGCCATACTGTTCCGATACGTAGTCGCTGACCCTCCCCCAATCATCCGATGTCATCTGGTCCCACCCGCCATTCGCGGCGGCTGCGAAAGACATGTGCAGCATCTTGATTTCTGCTGCCATCAGTTCCTGCCACTTGGGTATTGACATCTGACTTGATCGTAGGCTATCAGTCCACGACTTCATTCGGTCTGCTGAGTGATCGGTTATGTCATCCAGCATGTTCCGTACAGCTACCCTGCCGATAAACCTTCCTGTGACATCATCGTGGTAGCGTTTGCTAGCCGTACTGTACGAGAACCGGGGCATCACTTCACCTCCGCGTCAAGGAGGGTCTTTGAGCCTCGTGGAGCAATGTCCCGGTAGAATTGCTTCGCAGTAACTATGTCCTGGTCATCTATCGAAGCCAAGAACTGTTTATCAGTGTCTGACCACTGTAACGGCCTACCCTTGCTTACGCGCTTTCGAGACTGCTGCCGGGGAAGGCTTTGTTGGGTTTGGGGTTCTTGGCTGAGGGTCTGTTGGCCCGGTTGGTGTGTCTGTAGGCTGATTACCACTACCAGCACCTCCTGTAGCTAACAAGTCAGCCTGTCGACGTTTGATATCATTAGCGATGTCAGTCGACAGACCCTTTATCTGATCCTCGCCCCATCCGCTCTCGCGCATGTAGGTCTCAAGTGGCATACCCGCAGCGACTGCGGCCTCAGCAGCTTGCCAGAACGACAGGTTAGCCATTTCAACCGTCAGCGGATCGCGGTCGCCAGCATCCGCGTAGACTGCGGTGAGCATTGCTTGTTCGTCAAGCGCCTCTCTCTGGAAAAGATTAGCAATCTCTATACACCGATGAACGACCTCAACCCAACACGGTGCGAACCGCTTCTGCCGAGACTTAGTTCGGTTGCGTATCGGGGTCTCGATCTTGTAGACGGCCTCGCCACTGGGCCAATTGCCAGTGATTGAGTGTAGCGGAGTGCCTGTGGCCCGACAGAAGCTCTCAACCTTCATTTTGTAGACGCCGATCAAGCTGTCAGTATTGCCAGGGGCTAACACCCCCCACTCCGCTGTCGGTTCCTCTGCATGGTAGAACACGCCGGGACCGGTCTTTGGTTTGACCGTCTTGTTGTTGATCTTTTGGAGCTTGTATCCTCGACCCCACGTACGCTGATAGCCCGTCATGCGAGCAGCAGCTTGAATATCGTACTGGATGTCGTTGATCTGATCCTGAGCGCCGATTAACCCGCCGTCGAGTATCGAGGAACCGTAGTTCTCAAACTCGTCAGACAGGTTGGGGAAATGGATGAACGGGATGTGCATTGGGTTGCCATCCATGTCCGTGTAAGGGATTGTCAGAGGCTCTGACCCTGGAGCCTGGGGGCCTGGTTCAAGGCCCTGTATCGGGTCGGTCGGTAACAAGAACGGAACCCACAGGTCGCTCCCGTTAGCTCCTGCATAACGTTCAAGAGCGCCGTCATAGTAGACGACGCGACGTTTCCCGAATAGCGGGTCATCCCACTCCTTGACGGCGTACAGCATGTTACCGTAGGTGTCATACCCTATGAATACACCACGGTACCCGTCCCACCATTGCTCTCGATGGATGACAATCTTCTTGTTGTCGGGGTCCCAGTCGACCATCAGACAGTAATTACCGTCGCGGATGGAATTATGGTGGGTGCGCTGCTGTATGTCGTCCATCTTGATCCGCTGCCAGAAGTCATCGATCCACTTCTGCACGGTGTCATCCTCGCAGGTTATCCGTTCAAGCTCCAACCTACCCGCGTGCTCTGTGAGCACCTGACCGCAAACGTTGTCGCAGTAATCGTTGCCGATGACGCCAGCTAGCATACCCTGTTGGTCTAGCGTCAAAGTCGTTTCCTGCCGACCCATTGCATAGTCTCTGAATAGTCGGATGTTCTTAAACGAAGCTACTGCTTCGCGACGATCGATTGATATCTGCTCGTGGATATCCTTTACGCCTGATCGTAGCCGACTGAGCAGCCTGTCTCTGGCTGTGGGTTGGGAGCCTAGAGATGTCGGGGGCTGAGCGACTATTACGCGTCGTCGAGCTTGAATACGACGGCTCCTTTGTGCGACTGCCATCTACATAAACTCCCTTCGGATAAGCGCCTAGCGGGATCGGTGACATTGCATCGATACCGTAAGCCTCTGCGATCAATTGAGCTTCACTTTCGTACTCGGCATCGACCAGTGCCTGAGCAGCATCACTTTCTCCAGAGAAGCCCATAGTGTCTATGTCCTGACCAGGTTCGGTTTCGATATCCAACGCAACCTCTGAGTATGCATCGCTAGACGCGTCTACCTGGTCTTTCTTGCCTGAGTTCGGGAATTGCCGTAGTTCTTCGAGGTACGGTGTGACCCAATCGTCGGGATCGTCAGGTCGCCCAATTACACCATCGAAAACGATCGACACGAGACCGGCATTCAGGTACTGGGAGTACGGATCTGCACGCTTCTCTTTATCGCCACTGACTAGCTTGATCTCGACATCATAGCCTTTGAGAAGCTTGCGGAAGGAAAGCGCCATGTCCTTGCCAGCCGCTGCCGGGTCCTGCGGAAGCCGGAACTTCAAGATATCGCGGTAGCGAAGCCAGTCTAGCTTTGCAGTAGCCTTGATCTGCTTGTTCCGTTCGTCCGTGTCCTCTCGGAAGCGTACAATGTTCAGGATATAGATGCGCTCATCCTCTCCTAGCCCCATCAACACTCCTACAGTGTAGTCGCCATCCTCAGACGACGCGATGTCCCATGCACGGCAGATCTTGACAAGCTTTACAGGTAGCCGGGGAACGATATCTATACGACTGATCTTGAAGAAGGAGCCATCAACCTTTGAGGGCTTACCCTGGAACTGGCTATTCCAGATCGACAGGTTCTTCTTCTGTTCCTTGTAGTACCCAGGCTGTGCAGCAAGACGCGGCGACAGATACTGACCCTTACTTCTTCCCAGAGGGTCAGGACCCCCTACCTCGGGTCGTTCGTCGCAGTCCCATTCAGCCCGATACGAAATCAGTTCCCACTTACCGCCGAACTGTACAAGGCCCTCTTCCTTTATTAGCTGTCCTGCGAAGTCCTCTTCGTTGTAGCGGTGGAACATGACAATGACGTTGGTGTTGGAGTTGATACGCACCTTTGCACTACCAACCCAGAACCCCCAGGTACGTTCCCTGATAGCCTTTGACATCGCATCTTGCGGAGAGGCGTACGGGTCGTCGATGATTAGGTAGTCCGCACCTTGACCGACAAACCCTGTTGCCATGCCTAGCGCTTTGAATGATGCCTGGGCGTCTCGCGCACCCGAGCGTATCTTTGTAGAGAACTCTTCATCACTGGCTCTCTTGGGGATGTACAGTTCGTCCTTATGGTCTGAGAACATGTTCAGGTAGGTACCCGACAACATGATCTCCTTGTTGACCTTACCGAACTTCGTGCTATGCTCGATGTTATACCCTGCGACCCTGACCCTTGCTCCCGGTTGGTTCGCCAACAGGTAGGCCGGTAATCTCTGGGAAACGATTATACTTCCTCCGTGCTGAGGTGGCTTGTGTATCATTATACGCTGACCCTTTTGATGGGTGAGCTTTTCAAGACGCTCGCACAGGTGGACTTGCCAGGGTTCGAGAATGATGTTGCTAGAGGTCTCAACGAATGAGCCTAGCGAAACACGATCGGAGATGCCATAGTTCTTGTTTACATGACCATCCCCGGTAAACTGCCTTTGGAGTTCGAGAATGGCCCCCTCATACAATGTATCCCCAGGCATGTATTCAGCCGTTGTGGAAACCATTCTTCAACTCCAAAATAGAGACAGGCCGGGAGAGCGGAAGGGCTTCGCTCTCCACGGCTGTTTGTCGGGTAAAGGATCTCAAACCCCGACAGCTTAGGTCGGCTGTGTCTGACCCTGCGTACCCTGCAACGTCGGTGATGGCGTCGGCGGTGCCTGTGCTGCGGTCGGAGCCGCTGTAACCGGTGGCTTGACTGCCGCGAGCGAGGCGATCTTGGCCGCCGCCCATGCCATAAGGCCGTCGGAAAGCTTGCTCAGAACGCCGCCGAGCAGGTTCTTCAACATGGCCGTGACAAACGGGTTGCCGCCGTCGATCATGTTGATATAGGTTGTCAAGTGATCCTGCAACCAGGACTGAACGGCTGCGACCGTCGGCGTTGCCTGGTTTGCGATGAACTTCTCAGCGGCTGTGGTGATTTCCTCCCACAACTTGTCCTGCCACTGTGATCCGAGAAGATCGGAGATCAACTGGTTCTCCCAGTGGTTAATCTTGATTGTTTTCAGCGGGTTCATAGCCCCTATGTCCTTTCTGCGTGTGTGATGGGTGAACCGGAGGTTAGGAATGTGCTCAGATCGCTTTGATTAGCTTTTCTATTCCCCGGTTCACCCCGTAGGCCCACGAGAGCCTACATCTCAGCGTCTATCACGTCCGCACCTTCCGGCACGGGCTGTAGATGGGCGCTGCTACGAGGTTGGCCGATCAGAGAGCCGAGCGCATGGTGGATGTCGCCCATGAAGTCTAAACGTATGGCGTCAGACACTGCGAGTACCTCTTCGCCGGTCGACTTGTCGATCAGCCGGTACCTTTTGTTTATCGCCGCCATCACTTTGACTATGCCCTCTTTGCACGCATGTCCGATAGAGGTTACGAGCGCGTAGACTTGCTCAGCCTTCATGAACTGTTTCAAATCCCTCTCTCGAAGGTGAACAGCAGTTGTTAGCCGTGAGCGATCCAACGCCAGCTTGCGGATCTCGTTGAATGTGTGCTTCTGACTGAGAGCACCACGGTAAGTGGTCACAATCTCTGTTAGGAACTCTTCATCTATCGACCCACCATCCTCAAGCTTGTCGTTGAGTTCTGTGATAAGCCCTGCTAGCTTCTTCATTCCGTTTTCGGTAAGGCCGCAATCCAGTTCCTGCGTCAACTGCTTCTCATAGAGGTCGAGGAGCTTGATCTCGTGTCTGTTGTCGAGCAAGTCAGGATCTTGACCGGCTAAGCGCATGTCGCCTTGCAGGTACTTCGGGAGAGCTTCGGAAGTTCGTAGGTGGGTAGCATTGTAGTGCATAATCCCTGACGGAGACTTACCACCGTGCTTCCTGCACCTACCGTTACTCATCGTCTGTGTAGCCATACAACGTAGCTTGCTGCCAGGACGCTTCGAGTAACACACCGGCGTCCCTTTGTCGTTGTACCCGAAGATCCGCTTACCCTCGGGAGTTACGGCTATTACCTTGTCTCTTAATCTTGATGG